GCGGGAGTCTTTGTATATTGTATGTATGGGAGATGATTGGTTGGATGATTTTGATAACTTGTCTGAGGGGGATAAGTCTTCTATAGAGGATGAGATCATTGATGAGGCTTTTTATACTTCTTATCTTTTTATAACCCAGGATTTGGATTTTGAGGATTTGATGAAGGATATAGACGGGACGAGCTCTCCTATCGTATTGGCGCATGATCCTAATGAAGGATTTAATAAGGATGTGATCATCGCGGTGATTAAGTATTATAGTGAGGAGCCTCGGGAGGATTATGATAAATGTATCGAGCTCCGTAAGGTGCTACATGAGGTGTACCCTGAGACTATTGGTATAGAAATATAATCCTTTACCTAGAAGTTCTATCTTTGGTTTATGAAAGAATTCAAACCCACATGTAATAATTGTGGTAAGCCATTACCATTGGGATTATCGCTGTTGAGAACTTGTATCTACTGTATAACAAAGAGACCTTTGAAATGAGACGTTGGTAAACCTGAAATGTGTATATTTGTTTGTGAACTTTAAAACCAAAACAAATGTCACAGGACGTTGAAAACGAAAAGGAACTGTCTCCTGAAGAACTGAAAAAGCGTAGAGAAGAACTTACTGCGTGGTACAAGGAAAGCGCTAAACACGCTAAGGTGCAGTTAGAATACGAAGAGCTTCTTACCAAGATCGAGAAGGCTAGAGCTGAAAGACTCCAAGCTCAGATGTTCCAGGCACAGGCATATGCTGCTCAAGAAAAAGAGGAGGGAGCAAATGACGAGGCTCGTATGGAGTTTGAACAGGAAATGGCGAAAGCCCAAAGGACTCTGAAGCGTGATCAATAAGCTACTAAAGAAAGGTAGCGTAGGCCCAGAGGTGGCTAAGCTACAGTCTATCCTGAAGATAAAGTCTGATGGAATCTTTGGGGCCGGTACACAGGCAGCGGTTATCAAGTTTCAGCTATCTAAGAATCTAAGGACAGATGGTATTGTTGCCGGTGAGACGTGGACTGCACTGATCACTGATAACAAGAACATCGTTCCAGATATAGATGAAGACACAGATCTTGAACAGCAGTTCTTTGTAACGGATTGGAACCAGAGGATAAACAAATATTTCCTTGGCAGGGGTGAGTATATTGAAACCAATGCAAAGAGAGATAATGATTATTTCTTTTTACACCACACTGCCGGTGGTCCCAATCCTTACAGAACTATTGATCAATGGAACAGGGATAGCCGGGGGCGTATTGCTACAGAGTTTGTCCTGGGGGGACAAAACTATAGAACTGGTGATGATGAGTATGACGGGGTTCTGGTGCAAGCTTTTCCTGAAACTGGATATGCTTATCATTTAGGTAAGACTGGATCTGGGTATATGAACAAATACTCTGTAGGTCTAGAGATATGCTCTATTGGATATCTAGATAATCAGTTCAACAGTTATGTTGGTAAGAAGGCGCATCCATCACAGGTGATTCAGCTTGATAATGGATTTAAGCGTCGGATATACTGGCATAAATATTCTGATAAGCAGATTGAAGAAACAGAGAAGCTTATTCAATATGTAGCCCAGCGTGATAACATTGATGTCAAAGAGGGCTTGCAGAAGTTTATCCATAAGCAGGGTAAGGAGAAAGCTTTTCATTTTCAAGAAGATGCTTACTATGGTAAGGTGAGAGGGCTGTTATCACATACTAATGTGAGGAAAGACAAAATGGATGTCTACCCAGACCCACGGCTTATAGATATGATAATGAGTTTGTAGAATGGCAATTGTTAACAAAGTAGACCAGAGGTTAAAGGTGAATATTGATGATACTATCAAGTATCAGATACTCACCTATTGTTTCTTTAAAGACATCCTCATAGGTCACACTGATCTTAACATGCTATGTGAACTAGCAAAGAACCCAGGTATTGAGCTTACACAGTTTTGTAAGGATATCACTACTCTGGGTATCTTTGGTAGTGAGCAGTCAGCAAGGAATGCTATCAATAAGGTCAACAAAAAGGGCTTATTGATTAAAAAAGGCAAGAATAAGAAGACTGTGAGCATCTTAAAAGAGATAAATGTGCAGACTAAGGGGCTTGTGTTGTTAGATATAAAAGTATTAGGTAGTGAATCCGAAGAAGCACAAACAGTTTAAAGATGGAATAGCAGAACAAGTGGGAGTGCACCCTGACGTAGTTGATGACTTTATATCATATTACTATGCGCAGGTAAGAAAAGCTCTGTCTAATCTGGTGCATGTGAATGTTTATGTTGAGAACCTTGGCACATTTTCTTTGAAAAAGAATAAATTGGAAAAGGCGATTAAGAAAAATAAAAGCATTCTAGGGAATCTGAAGAAGACAGAGTACAAGGGGATGGAAAAGACTCATGCTGTGAATGACAGACTAGAGAAACAGCAAGAGGCGCTTAGGATGTTGAATGAGACAATGGAGGAAAAAAAGAAATTTAAAGAAAAGAAAAATGGATCTTAGAAAATTCTTAGGAGCTTTTAAGAACACTAGTCAGATTGCAGAAGGAATTAAGAATAGCATCTTCAAGAAGGAGCATGTTGAAGCTGAAGCCGCTTTAAGGTGGGCTATATGCAAGCAGTGTGAGTTTTTAGATACAGTTGGCAAGAATTGTGCGGCACCAGGTACGCAACCTTGTTGCTCAGACTGTGGATGCAGTCTTGCATTTAAAACTAGATCTTTATCATCCGAGTGTCCTAAGGGTAAGTGGCAAGCATTGATGACCGAAGAGCAAGAAGATATGTTAAATGATAAATTAAAAGACAATGAGTAAGATGGATTACATACGATTTGAGAACTACACCTATCCGGAGCTTCTGAAGTTAGTAAAAGATACACCTAATGATCAGCAGTTAGGTAAAAAAGTTAGAGCCCTTTTGTCTGAAAAGCAGACAGGTAGCTTTCCAGGTGTTAAAAATTTATAGACATGAGTTTAATTTTTAAAGAAGAGGGGCACCTTTACGAAAGCATAGAAGAGGATATCAAGTGGACTAGCGTCACTTCATTTATTGGAATGTTCAAACCAAAGTTTGACGCAAAAGCCCAAGCTAAAAAATCAGCAAAGAATAAAAAGTCCAAGTGGTACGGGATGACTGAGAAAGAAATCTTAACGGCCTGGGATAATGAGTCCAAAAGAGCTATAACTCTTGGTAACTTCTATCATAATCAAAGAGAGAGCGACTTACTAAACTTTGAAACCATTCAGAGAGAAGGTGTTGAGGTTCCTATTGTTAGACCATTGTTTGATGAGGCAAGTGGTGCAAAGATTGCACCAGTTCAAAAGATTGACGCTGGGGTTTATCCAGAACATTTTGTTTATCTGAAGTCTTCAAGTCTTTGTGGGCAAGCGGATCTTGTAGAAGTTGTAAATGGTAGGGTAAATATTACAGATTACAAGACTAATAAGGAGATCAAGAAAGAAGGATTTAAAAATTGGGAAGGAATCTCTGCAAAAATGTACAATCCTGTAAATCATTTGGATGATTGTAATTTCAATCACTATTCTTTACAGATGTCCATTTATATGTATATTATATTGAAGCATAATCCTAAACTTAAACCTGGGAAGTTAACCTTACAACATGTAAAGTTTAAGCAGTTAGGTACAGATAAGAATGGATATCCTATCAATGAGCATATTAATGGGGAGCCTGTGTTAGAAGAAGTGATTATGTACGATGTACCTTACTTAAAGAGCGAAGTTAAGTCCTTAATTAAATGGTGGGAGCAGAAAAATGATCATTAAACTCTTTGACATACAGAATAATGAGATAATTCCATCGGAGCATTGTTATGCTTTGGAGTTTCTAAAGGTGCTTATGTCCGCTTATCCAGAATCATACATGCAGATATACAAGTATTTGTTTTACATGACCTGCCCAAACCCAGATTATAATCCATTCTTCCATTTACCGGAGGAGGATAAAGAAGAAATCATAATTGAAGAGGTGGGGCTAGAAGAATCCGTAGAAGACGAGAAGATTAGAGCAGCTTTAAAGCGCTGTGAGGAAATGTATCAAACCCCTACACACAGAGCATACCTGGGTATCAAGAAGGCTTTAGACAACATGGCTACATACATGGCCAATACTCCAATAACGGACGGGAGAGACGGTAATATTGGACAAATCCGGGCGGTTGCTAAGGATTTTGATTCTATTCGTCAATCATTTAAGGGTGCGTATAAAGATTTACAGGATGAACAACAGACTTCTGTAAGAGGAGGTCAGGGACTAGCGTATGACCAAATGTAATTTTAAACTTTAAATCATGAATGGTAAATCACGTGTAATGAATGCCTTATATGCTAAGGCTCTTGCAGATAAAGAAAAAGCTTTAATGGCTTTAGATCTCTTAGAGAATAAAGCTGTTGGAATTGGAGATCATACAGCAGATGATTTTTTTGAAGATGCAGAGAAAGCTCTAGACCTTTTTATTTCAGCAAATGAAAGGCTGATAACAATTGACAATTACTTTGATTTTCAAGAAGAAATTGAAGGTCCTCCATTTGAATGAGCAGATTAGTCCCTACATATGAAAATGGTGTATGGTCAGAGTCCTCGTTTGTAACTGATGAGGACTTTGCTGATTTTATAAAAGGGATATTCAAAGAGCCTGGGTTGTATGAGTTTGATGAAACATCTTTTTTATTTAATGAGCAGGCCAGGATCTTTAATGAAAAAGGATTCTACTGCGACAAACCTTTAAGGTCTAAAGATTTTATACACTACTGGAATGACCAAAAGAATAAGTGTCGTTCTGGTGTGATATATAAGTCAGGTACCAAGACTTGGTATCTTACTAGGGACTATTACATGTGGCTTAACTTCTTACCAATCTTTGATAAAGAGGAAAAGAAGTATGGATTTGCTAAAGTGCGGGATGCTCAGTATCATATGGCTTTGTATGAACTCTTGGCAGAACTAAATAATAAGCACTCAGCGATATTTAAGAAACGTCAGATTGCATCTTCTTACTTTCATATGGGTAAGATTATTAATACCTACTGGTTTGAAGAAGGAACGGTTTGTAAAATTGGTGCTAGTCTAAAGGATTACATTAATGACAAGGGTTCATGGAAGTTTTTAGATGAATACAAAGACTTTCTAAACGAGCATACCGCTTGGTATAGACCTAGCAACCCTGAGAAGGTGTTACTATGGCAGCAGCAGATTGAGGTTAGAGTAGGTAATAGAAAGACTACAAAAGGTTTAAAGTCTAAGATCCAGGGTGCATCTTTTGAAAAGAATGCAACAACAGGTGTAGGTGGACCTACTACTTACTTTTTCCATGAAGAAGCTGGTATTGCACCCAAGATGATGGATACCTATGAATATCTAAGACCTGCGATGTCTTCAGGTATGCTGACTACAGGTATGTTTATAGCTGCAGGATCTGTGGGTGACTTGGATCAGTGTGAGCCTTTAAAAGAGATGATCATGAATCCTACAATTAATGACATCTATGCAGTTGAGAGTAACCTTTTAGATAAAGATGGAACTATTGGTTTGTCTGGTTTATTTATTCCAGAGCAATGGTCTATGCCACCATATATTGATGAATATGGTAACTCTAAGATAGAAGAAGCTTTAGAAGCCATACATCGTGAAAGGGAAAAGTGGAAGGCAGAACTAAATCCAGAGCAATATCAGTTACGTATTTCTCAGAAGCCTACTAACATTGCAGAGGGATTTGCCTATAGGAAGGAGTCTATCTTTCCTCAGGGTATATTATCTAAACAGCTTAAAAGAATAGAAGAGAAAGAATATTCTTTTGAGCACATTGAATTGGAGAGAGATGAGAAAGGTATAGCTGCAAAAAGATCTTCTAAGCTACCTATTACTCAGTTTCCTGTAGATAAGAAGCAGGCGGATAAGTCAGGAGTCTTAGTTGTCTGGGAAAGACCTGTTAAGAATCCAGAGTTCGGTGCATACTATGCATCTATTGACCCTGTGTCAGAAGGTAAAACAACTACATCAGATTCATTGTGTAGCATATTTGTATACAAGAATCCTGTAGAGGTTACCCGTGAAACAGCAGATGGACTAGAACACTTTATTGAAAGAGATAAGATTGTTGCAGCTTGGTGTGGTAGATATGATGATATTAATAAAACACACGAGCAGTTAGAGAAAATAATTGAGTGGTATAATGCCTGGACTGTGGTGGAAAATAATATATCTCTATTTATCCAGCATATGATAGCCAAAAAGAAACAGAAATACTTAGTTCCTAAACAACAGATTTTGTTTCTTAAAGATCTCGGTTCTAATAGAACTGTTTACCAAGAATACGGCTGGAAGAATACTGGCACATTATTTAAGAACCATCTGATATCTTATGCAATTGAGTACCTCAGAGAACAGATTGATGAGGAGCTTGATGAGAATGGGGAGATGATATCTCAGACGTTAGGTGTTGAGAGAATACCTGACCCAATGTTGATCAAAGAAATGCTTGCCTATTACCCTGGTCTTAACGTAGATAGATTGGTTTCTTTTGGTGCTTTAATAGCGTTTGCAAAAGTGCAACAATCTAACAGAGGATATAATAAAAGAAGGGAGTCAGACGGTAACTCATCTTTGGATAATTCACAGAATTTGTTTAAATTAAGGTATAGCCCTTTTAGTAATATTGGGCGTAAGAAAGGCATGATGGGGTCAACCAGAAAGAGATCCGGTTTTAAAAATTTGAGCTAATAGCCATATGAGAGTATTAAATGCAATGCAGCTTAAGAGTGGAGCAAAAGGTGAGTCTTACTCAACCTCCTCTAGTCTTACTCAACCGGTTCAGTTCTTGCCATCTAAAAAGAAAGATGATGATTGGAGAGCTTGGAATATGGACTGGCTGGAACTCCAAGGTCTTGAATTTTTAAGATTAAACGCTCGCCGGTTACTTAAGAATTACAAACTTGCCAAGGGTATTATTGATAAAACCGACTACATTGTAGAAGAAGACAATGAACATAAGGACTTAATGGATGTCCTTACCAAGGAGGATGAATCAGCATTGGAGCTCAAGTTTTATCCAATCATTCCAAACGTAATCAATGTACTATCTGGTGAGTTTTCTAAAAGATACTCTAAGGTCCAATTTAGGGCCGTAGATGATTTGTCTTATAATGAAATGCTGGAAGCAAAGAGAGCTCAAGTAGAAGAGAACTTGCTTGCAGATGCAGAGGCAAAGCTTCTTGGGAGAATGCTAGAGATGGGTTTAAATCCACAGTCTGAAGAGGCACAGCAAATGATGTCTCCTGAAAATATTAAGTCATTACCAGAGATTGAAGATTTCTTTTCTAAGGATTATAGATCTTTAGTTGAAGAGTGGGCTTCTCATCAGACTAACGTAGATGAGGAGAGATTTAAAATGCAAGAGCTAGAGGAGAGAGCATTTAGAGATATGCTTATTACCGATAGAGAGTTCTGGCATTTTAGAATGTTAGAGGATGACTATGATGTAGAGTTATGGAATCCTGTTCTGACCTTCTATCAGAAGTCTCCAGATGTTAGATATATTTCTGACTCAAACTTTGTTGGTAAGATTGATTTAATGACGCCTGCTGACGTTATTGACAGGTATGGATATCTGATGACCAAAGATCAATTGGAGTCCTTACAGAGGATCTATCCAGCTAAATCAGAGTTGTATCAAGTCAATGGTTATCAGAACGACGGTTCTTATTATGATCCATCTAAATCGCATGCTTGGAATACTAATATGCCAGGTCTTGCATATCGTCAGTTTGTAAGTAACTGGTATAATGATCCGGCCTCAGGCGGAGATGTTGTTACAGCCATTTTGAACGAAGGTGATGATGTAAATGCTTGGGGTGAAGGTGAGCTTATGCGTGTGACTACATGTTATTGGAAGACCCAAAGAAAGGTGGGGCATCTTACTAAGATTGAGTCAGACGGGCAGATCACCCAAGAGATTGTTGATGAGACCTTCAAGATCACAGAGAAGGGTGTGTATGATACAACTCTGTTTAAGAATAAGACTAAGGAGAACCTACTTGAAGGGGAGCATATAGATTGGTTTTGGATCAATGAAGTTTGGGGTGGTGTTAAACTTGGTCCAAACTTGCCTGCATTCTGGAGATCTAGCATGACAGCTGATAATATTAATCCTATTTATTTAGGGATTAATAGAAGTAAGCCCGGAAGAATACCATTCCAGTTTAAAGGCAATGAGACTTTGTATGGTTGTAAATTACCTGTAGAGGGTAGAGTATTCTCTGATCGTAACACTAGATCCACTTCTTTAGTAGATCTGATGAAAGCATATCAGGTTGGATACAATATGGTCAATAATCAGATTGCTGACATCTTAGTAGATGAGCTTGGCACTGTTATTATGTTTGACCAGAATGCTTTACCAAGACACTCAATGGGTGAAGACTGGGGTAAGGGCAACTATGCTAAGGCATATGTAGCAATGAAGGATTTTCAGATGTTACCTCTTGATACATCTATTACTAACACAGAGAATGCTACAAACTTTAATCACTACCAGACTCTAAATATGGAGCAGAGTGGTAGATTGATGTCTAGGATTCAGTTGGCTAACTATTTTAAACAGCAATGTTTTGATGCTATTGGTATTAATCCGCAGCGGTTGGGTGCGCCAATGGGACAGGAAACTGCTACCGGTGTGGTACAAGCATTGAATCAATCTTATGCTCAAACTGAAACGTATTTTACACAGCATTCTGATAATTTAATGCCAAGAGTGCACCAGATGCGCACCGATCTTGCGCAGTTTTATCATAGCTCAAATCCTAGTTTAAGATTATCTTACATCTCCTCTGAGGCAGAGAAGGTAAACTTTGTTATTAACGGTACAGATCTATTGCTCAGGGATTTTAATATTTTCTGTACTACCAAGACTAATCATAGAGCAATCTTAGAGCAGCTAAAGCAGTTAGCTGTTACAAACAATACTAGTGGAGCTAGTATTTATGATCTTGGAAATATTATCAAAGCAGATAGTATTGCAGAAGTTTCTGATATTCTTAAGGATGCAGAGGCTAAGCAGCTTGCAATGAAGCAGCAGGAAATGCAGCAGCAACAGCAGATGCAACAAGAGCAGATTGCAGCTAGGCAGCAAGAAGAGCAGATGAAGTTGCAGTTTGAAGCTTCTGAAAATGAGAAGGAAAGGCAGAAAGATATTACAGTAGCTGAAATCAGATCTGCTGGTTACGGAGCTAGTCAAGATATTAATCAGAATTTACAATCTGACTTCCAAGATCAGATGGAAAACATGAGGCAGAGAGCTGAGTATAGGGAGCAGATGGACTTTAAGAGACAAGAATCAGCAATCAGAAACTCTCAGAATTCTGAGAAGATGAATATTGAGCGCGAGAAGCTGGCAACGCAGAGAGATATTGCTGATAAAAATCTACAGATAGCCAGAGAGAATAAGAATAAATATGATGTCCAGTCTGACAGAGATAAGAGACAAAAGGACTAATAGGAAAAATTGTTCTTAGCGTTAGCTATATACTGCAAGAAATTAGCAACAGCCGTAAAATATTTAAAGTTTATTCCTACATATATTTGTATATTATATATATAGATAAGTAATTAACTATAAAACCAACAAAAATGAGTGAGTCAAATAAGACAATGGACAGTACAGTAGAAACAGTAAATATAGATTTAGACGAGATCTTTGATGGTGCAGCTACCGCAGAGGGTGTGACTGTACCTAATGAAGGTTCTAAGTCTACTCCTAATATTTTTACAGCTGGAGGTCCTAAGGTAGATATGTCATTTGCAGAACCTGCTGATGATACAACTGACCTAAACGAAGAAGTAGAAGAAACTTCTGAGGTTGAAGAAACCAAAGAGCCTGAGGCTGAAAAGAAAGAAGACGGTGGTGAACTTCTTGATACTTTAGTTGAAGAGGATAATAATGAGGAGGAGACGGAGGTTGAAGAAACTAAGCAAACTAGAGGTAGAAAGAAAATTGAGGGGATTAGTGATGTATTTAACAAGCTTATCAAAGATGATAAGATTGTTCCTTTTGATGATGACAAGCCTTTGGATGAGTATTCAGCCAAAGACTGGGAAGAGCTTATTGAGGCAAACCTTGAAGAAAGGGCTAATCAAGTTAGACAAGAGACTCCTAAACAGTTTTTTGCAAGTCTCCCTGAGGAATTACAGATTGCTGCAAGATATGTGGCTGAGGGTGGTAATGATCTTAAAGGTTTATTCCAGACTCTTGCTTCTACAGAAGAAGCTAAATCTCTTGATGTCAAGAATGAGAGAGATCAAGAAAGAATCATTGTAGACTATCTCAGTGCAACTGGTTACGGTACATCCGAAGAGATTGCAGAGGAGATTGAAGTTTGGAAAGACTTGGGTAAGCTTGAGCAACAGGCTATGAAGTTTAAGCCTAAGTTGGATAAGATGCAAGAGAAAGTAGTTGCACAAAAGCTTCAGCAACAGGAGCTTAAGAGAAAGCAACAAGAGCAGGCATCTCAACAGTATATGGAAAATGTGTACAATACTCTTAAAGAGGGTACCATTAACGATATTAAGATGGATAGGAAAGTGCAGGCTATGTTATATAATGGTTTAGTACAACCTAACTATCCATCTGTAAGTGGTAAAAATACCAACTTACTTGGGCACTTACTTGAGAAGTATCAATTTGTTGAGCCTAACCATGAGTTAATTGCGGAAGCACTGTGGTTATTGGCAGATCCAGATGGATACAAAGGCAAGATTATGGAAAAGGGATCTCAGATTGCAGTTGAAAAGACCGTAAGGAAACTTAAGACTGAGCAGAGTAATAGCGGGGGTAGTTCTTTAGGTGTAGAGCAGAGAGACAAAGAAGGGGCAAGAACATCTAAGAGAAAGATCAAGAGACCTAACAACATTTTTAGAAGAGCGTAAGAATTTATTTAATCAATCAATCAATCAGTTAACTTAAATTTTAATTAAACTATGGCAACTCCAGTTTTAAACAACGGAATCTTCCTCAGAGATACAAGCTATAAGGCTAGTTCTCATGTTGATTCTTATCACCTTACCCAGATGCTCGGTTCTGCTGAGCCTATGGATATGGGACCAGTTGATCTTTGGGCTATGACCCAGAAGGTAGAAATGCCTTTGTATCAGATGGCTTCTTTCGGTGGGAAGAATACAATTCTTGTAGACAATGCTCGCGGTGAGTATAAGTGGCAGACTCCTGTAGCACAGGATCTTCCTTTCTCTGTAGGAAACATCGAAAGTGACACTAATCTCGGTGGAGACGGTACAACTTTCAAGATCAAATTATCTAAGAGATCATTTGGTCATGGTGATATCATCACTTATGACAAGTACAATGGTCTTGAACTTTACATCACTGCGGATGACATTCTTCCAGCTGGTGACGGGTTTATCTATACCGTTCAGCTTGTGAACAATGATAATTCTGCTACTTTGGATGCTAGCAAGTACTTGGTATCTGGCACAAAGTATTTCAGAAAAGGTTCTGCACGTGGTGAGTATGGTGAGAGGTTCTCAGACATTGAGACCGGTTCTGGATTCAGAGAGTTCTACAACTTTGTAGGAGGCGCTGAGGCACACGTACACTATTCTATTTCTAGCCGTGCTGATCTTATGATCAAGGGTGGTTTGAATGCTGACGGTACTGTACCTGTAACCGAGATCTGGAGAAACTTTAACCAGGATCCTAACAATCCTTCTGTTTCAAGCATTGAGCAGTTGGTTGCAAACATGGGTAAGGCAGGTGCTAGAGACGCCTTTGATAATGGTACTTTGACAAGAACCTTTATCACTAATCTCGAAGCGGCTCACTTATCTAAGATTGCTAATGACATCGAAACTTACCTGATGTGGGGTAAAGGCGGTAGAATCAAGCAAGATGGTCCAGATGATATCAGACTGTCTGTTGGTCTTTGGTCTCAGTTAGACAACTCTTTCAAGAGAGTTTATAACAAGTCTCAGTTCACATTGGATATGTTCAAGTCTGAGCTTTACAACTTCTACCAGGGTAAAGTTGAATTCAAGGGTCCAGACCCCCAGAGAAAGCTTGTTGTTCAAACAGGTATCGGTGGTATGCAGTTGATCAACAAAGCTATCGCTGATGAGGTTTATGGTTCTGGTCTCGTACAGAATGCTTCTGACATTGGTGCTGTTTCAGGTTCTGGAATGGATCTTGACTTTGGTTTTGCTTACACAAGCTTCACCATTCCATTCTTGGCTAACGTTAAGTTTGTCTTGAACCCAGCGTTTGACAACCTGCACACTAATGACGTTGAGAATCCTTTGATTGATGGACGTCCATTGAGCTCTTACAGCTTCATCATCTTTGATGTAACTGAGGAAGGAAATGACAACATCTATCTCTTGAAGCTTTCTTGGGATAATCAACTGAAGTGGTTCTACCAGAATGGTACTATGGACTACATGGGTCGCAGCCAAGGATTTGCTTCTACCGGTAACTTTAATGGTTACAGAGTTATGATGACTCAAACCATGCCAGCTATCTGGGTGAAGGATCCAACCAAGGTTCTCAAGATCGTTATGAGAAACCCTGTTACAGGCGGATCATTCTAATAGTTTATTTATTAACCTGAGAAGGGGAGGGTCACTCCTCCCCTTTTCTTTTTAAATTATTGATCATGTTAGGACTTAGAATCAAAAAGGCAAATAAGACAACTGAGTTTACAAACTCAAGTGTTTCTAAAATTTTGGCTTCTGGCGCTGTAGGTAAAGACATCTTAGCTAGAGATTATGCTGATAATAATGCTGCTGTAGCAGCCGGATTAAAAGCTGGTGATTTATATCACACCTCATCTACTGGTGCATTAAAAGTAGTTACCGCGTAACTCAAAACTTTTGCCAGCTACGGCTGGCATTAGAACTGTATATATACATTTGTATTATTGAGTTCAGAACTTTAATTAAAACCAAACAAACATGGAAGATTACACAATTGTAGAGAAGTATCAACAGCGAAAAAGTGCTGCTATTGCCATTAGACCATTCTTTAATGGTGCTAAAGCCAATATGGGTTTAGAGAATTACGGAATGTCACTTCATGATGGAGTGTATCATGAAGAAACTTTAGCTTGTCTAGAGATTAATGGTGTTAAGAGATATGTCACAGGCTTGAATGAGTTTGCCCCAGAGGTTAAAAACTTAGCTCCCGGTGAGAGAGAGCTCAAGGTAAAAGAGATCAGAGAGACAGTTTCTCAGTTAGAAAAGGATTTAGCAGCAAATGTTGTTGACCCTGAAGACAAAGAGTTCTGGAATAAACTTAATCTGCTTAAGCCAGATAATGATAAGTTTTGGTCTAAGATTAGTCTGAGATGCGGTAATGATCCTGTATTTTTAGATCCAGATTCAGATCCTTATGATCTTATTAAGATCCATGCTATCAAGGCTGGCGGTTTTTCTATTGTAGCTAAATCTTTGAAGGATGCTAAGATGATGAATCCTACACCAAAGTTTTACTTAGATACAATTGAGGAGACTGTAACCACAAGAACAGAGTACAGTAAGCTTAGAAACAAAGCGCTTGTTGCATTGGAAGGCATGTATGGAAAGAACAATGCCAAGCTTATGTATGTGGCAAAGGCTGTAGATATTGATAGTGTACAGTATACTAAGAATACTCCCGTAGATATCATCTATGAAAACATGGATGCTTACATCAATGGTGAGGGTATTGAGAGTAGTAAGAAGAGAGCTGCGGAAATCTTTATTAAAGTTTCTAAGTACTCAATGCAGGATCTTAAGATTACAGCTCTAGTGAAAGACTGCATGTATTACAGGTTTATTACCAAGAAAGCCGGAGGGTGGATTGAGACTCTAGATAGTGGGGTAAAGCTTGGTAAGAGACAAGAGGAAGTTGTAGATTTTTTGAAGAAACCAGATCAAGAAGAAGTTCTTTCAAGTTTATTAGCTAAGGTAGAACCTTACTGGAATTCTTAAACTTTAACTCATGGATATTGCAACATTACAATTAAAGCTTAAACAGCGTCTCAATAAGCTAGATAGCCAAGACTATGACAATATAGAAGACTGGCAGATTATTGAAGCTTTTAATAAAGCGCAATTGGAATGGTGTAGAAGAAACCTACACGGCAACAATCTTTACAAAGAAGGGGATGAAGTCTCTAAGAAGAGGGTGGACGATCTACAGATCTTGTTGATGGAACTCCCTCTTACTAAGGGAGCTAATAGTACAGATGAATACTTTGAGTCTGATAATTTTCCTGATATTGATGTTTACCTAGAGTATAAGAGGGTAAGTGCAGATGCTACAAGCGAGTGTTGCACAGATCCTCGATCTATGACAGTTTACTTAGCTGAAGAGGCTAACAGAGATTTAATTCTGAGAGATCCACTGAAGAGACCAGATTTTGATTGGGGTGAAACATTTTGCACTTTGATTGATGGGCAGGTCAGGATCTACAAAAACGCTGATTTTGAGATAGTTAACCCTGTTCTTACATTTTATAGGGTGCCTAAGTATATTGAAATTGCTGGTGTTCTAAATCCATATACTGGAACTATATCTTCTGTAGATGTAGAACCAGAGTTTAAGGATGATCTTGTGGAATTATTTATTGATGAGACTGCTGCCATTATTGCTGGTGATATTGCCAACTTTGCTCAGATGCAAAGAGAACAGCAGATGGCGGAAAGAAATAATTAAACCTTTGTATACTAAAACTTTTTTTGTATATTATTAATGTATCTACCTGAGTAGGTACAGATTTATTTTTTTGTAACTTTTTAAATTTAAGAAAATGGCTTATTTTAATCATGCATTTGTAAAATGCTTCAACCCAGCCGGAGCAATGCCTGCAGATGGAACTGCAACATCAGCTCTTACAGCTGGACAGATTGTATTTGTAGATGGTTCTACTTGGCAATCTGTTTCTCCTACTAATGCGCCCCTTCCTGCAGCAGGTAATCTTGGGTACATTGTTCAAGGTTCATATCACACTCAAGACAGCATTGGAAACAATCCTGGACATGGTGGATATACCGAGTCTGTAAAGTCTAAGGGTATCAACCCAAGATACGTTAGCAGATTATATTCTACTGACGTTGTTGAGGCTTCTCAGTCTACAAGTGTTATCTCGGTTGCTTCTACTTGCGCTCCTTGTGATGATCCTTTGTATCTGAGATTAGATGTTAAGGGTTCTCCTGCTCTGCGTTTCTTGAATCACAACGCTTATGCTGTTGCTGATTCTGATGGCGCTTGCTGCAGCGAGCCTGGACAAACTTATGTTGATCCTGCTCTTGCTCTTGCTCAAGCTGGTACTCGTCTGGTAGCTGATCCAATTGTTAGTCCTTTCGTAAGAGAGCGTCAATGGGGAACAGGTGCTAGTGCAGTTGTTGCTGGTATTGTTGTAACTAAGACTGGTGGTGGTTTGAACGGTGTAGATTCTACATCTACAGTTAATGCTGGCGGTTCTAACTATACTACTGGTGATATTGTATCTGTTGACACTGGTTCTAGCCTTGCAGTTTTACAAGTAACCGCAACTGCTGGTGCTGTTACAGCATTTACAGTTTTAGCTGCTGGTTCTGGTTATACTGCAGGATCTAAGGCTACTACAAATGTTGTTGTTGCTAATGCTGCAGCTACTGGCTTTACTGTAACTGTTGTTCAAGATGCAGATGCTGCTTCATTCTCAATGGCTCAAATTATTGATGCAACTTATACTGCATCTACTGATCCTGTTACCGATGGTGTTTCTGCTGCTTTCCACATTGAAGGTGCTTATGCAGAGACTAAGTTTGGTGCTTGTTCATTTGACACTCGCGACTTCTACGGTAAGGAGCCTGTGCAGTTGAACCTGGCTATCTTGGATGAGACTGGTGATCCTTGTAACGACTGCGGTGTTACTGTTAACACTCCCGGAGTTATGGCTTCTACAGTTGGTGAGACAGTTCTGAGAGATATTTTGATGACTGAGAACTACATGCAGTCTCCATACAACCAGGGTAATCCTGATTCTGCTCGTATCCGTGAGATTGAGGGATCTGATGATATCGTAGGAAGTGTTGATAGAACTGCACTTTACAAGGTGTATGTTATCCAGCACAGTGTGCCTAGATTCAACAATCCAACTTCCACATTTGATAACGACCAGTACTGTTACAAGATCTATGTTAAGAGCACAGATGCAGCACTGATTGCAGATATGGATACCTTGATGGGTGAAATTGCTACATGGTGTAATGCCAGCGGTGGTAACGTTGCCTTTGTTAGTGGTATTGAGACACCCTAATAGTTAAGGTAGTTATGAAAGAAAGGCTGGGTTATACCCGGCCTTTTCTTTTTAATCTATTTTATTTTTTGTATATTATTACTGTACTACAGTAGTTTTTATTTCTAAATAATTCCTTAATGGCAAATAAGCATATACTAAGTCTAGAGGTTTCTCCAGTTGCCAATTGTGATATACTTAATATCAAGGATACTAGTCAGTATACTACTGATTTACAGATTGATTGCGAAGAACTCTTGATAACAGTTCCCGGTTTCAATAAGCCTTATCTAATTAACGTTACCAACGGTTTTGATCTGTCATTAACCAATTGCACTATTGGTGTCCAGACAGAGAATTGTGGTGATAAGACTACGGTTATTGCTGATGGTATTTATATTATCAGATATAGTGTAGCACCCACAGATAAGGTCTATGTAGAGTACAACCACTTACGAGTTACCTCATTGATGACAAAGTATTATAAGGTGCTTTGTGATCTTGATATGCAACCCTGTGAACCCAGCAGCGAAAGATCTGAGATTATTAGTGAATTAGGTTATATCAGAACTTTAATTGACGCCGCTGTAGCTAAAGTAGAATACTGCCAAAGCCCTAATAAGGGGATGGAGTTATATAACTATGCTAAAAAGAGGCTGGATAAGATAGATTGTTCAGCTGTCTGTTGTTAAAACCAAAAACCAATAATATGAACTGTGCACATTGTAATAAAGCTTTTACTTGCGGGTGCCAAAAAACTGTAGCGGCCAATGGTCAAACAGTACACAAGAGTTGTCTAGCTGATTATGGAAAAGCTACAGGAGTAGCACCAGCTATGCCTGCAGATGGAATCACTCAGCAAGTATATAGAGCTAAACAGAATTTACGTACATAATGGACGAGATTAAGATAGTTGAAGCTCAGCGGAAGTTTGCCAATACTGTGTATCAAGAATTTATTTCACACAGATTTGGCATCACACCATGTTGCTATACAGACGTTGAATCAGCTAAGATTAAGAAGTACTTATGCGACTGGCAGAACCTTAAGATAGAGGAGCCAGAAACAGTAAACTGTGATTAGATAATGAGAAGGGCAGGTTGGTTATAATCTTGGTTGTTCCTCAAAACTTTTGTATATTATAGATATACCATACTTGTTTGAACAGCTGCAAAAAAAATATTTATGATTCCTACGAATAACGGCAGTACATCCCCTTGTGATCCTTTATCATCAAATTGTGTGGTATGGCAAGGTCCTGATATTTCTTGTATTAACTTATGTAATGGGGATACCATAAGTGATGTGGTCAGTAAGATGGCTACACAACTGTGTGATTTGGTAACACAGACATGTCAGTGTAATCCAGATTTATCAGGTCTTACTTTAGATTGTATTCCTGCTCCTCCTCAGCAAGATCCTAATCTTACCCAATATATGCAGGCTATTGTAGATTATGTCTGCACATTGCCTACATCTAATGCAACCACAATTAATGTAGAGTTGCCAGATTGCTTGCATTATACAAATTCTCAAGGCAATCCTGTTACATCTTTACCTATTGATGAGTATGCAAAATACTTAGCAAATGAGATTTGTACTATAAAGAGCGCTATCAATATTATTAATAATCAAATTTTTGATATTGCTAGTCGTCTCTCTATTGTAGAAAGTTATTTTCCAATTGCTTCTCCAACGTCAGAAGTAATATCTTCTTGTATTTTACAAGGCCAGACTGTTCCCGTATCTACATTATTATTAGCTCTTGAAACAGAGTTTTGTAATCTGAGAACGGCAGTTGGTGATGCTCAAGCTATCAACTTTGCCATTAACGCAAGTTGTTTATCTGGAACATCTAACATGTTAAGTCAGGGTGGCACTTATGGTAGTCAGTCAGGGTGGATTCAGAATCCAAATACATTAGCAGATATTAATGCTAACCAGTGGGTGGCTATTTGCGACATCTATGATGCTGTTGCTAATATTCAACAGAACTGTTGTGTATCGGATTGCAGTGCTGTTTCATGGGCTATGACATATAATGTAGTCACAGATCCTGTAAGCGGATTACCTACAACTATCAATTTTAACTTGAATGGTTCAACTGTTCCAAGTGGCTTTACAGATTGCGGTAATTCATTTATTGAGATTACTGATGCTAGTGGAGCTAAGATTTCACAATCTATCAATGCTGCAAACTTAGCATCTAGTTCAGTAGGTGTAAACATTGATCTAACCAACTCTAATCTTATACTGACATATTCGTTATCTGTTGTTGCACAGCTTTGTGCTACGGATAATAATAATGTATGTCAAGAGATCAAGAATATTACTATACCACTTGGCATTCCATGTCCTACTAGTTCTACTTTAACACCTAGTACAGACTCGATTGTAGTTGCTTTTCCTAACAGCTTAACTGGTTCAAATTATACTTATAGAATCACTTGTAATCAAGGACCAAATGTTGTTGCTGCAACAACTATTGCAAATCCTGGTGCTAACATTTCTTACACATTCACAGGATTATCTTCGGCAACACTCTATACTATCCAGATTAATATTACAGATTTAAGCACACAACAGCAGAGGGCCTGCACTTTAGGTGCGACAACTACACTTGGTGTTAGTTGTACTTCTCTTGCAATCACAGATGCTTTAGACGAAGCCGCTGTTGCTGGTGACTATTACATTGGTCAGACAGGAACTGTCGAAAATACTAAAAGATTTTATTATAGACCCGGAAATAGCATTATTAGACAGGTTGGTGAGGTGTCATTATTTAATCCTGATCTAACTGTTGTTAGTGTGACTGCTGGTGGTAATGTAACTATTAATGTAGAACGTAATACCGGAGGCACAGGGACACCTACTACTATCATATATGACTATAGTGCAGATATGATTACGTGGACAAATGGAGGATCTACTACCACTAATCCTGATAATGGGATAGTTATTGCAACTGGAATTACAACTAAGTCCATTTATGTTAGAGCTCGTCAGAATGATGGTGGTTCTAATTATAGCGAATACACTATTGTACGTTATGATTTTAACACAGATCAGACTACAACTATCCAGGATCCTGCGAATGATACTCCAAGTTTCTTAACAAGCCAACCTTCTGGTTTCTTTGTATCATACGGTACACTTACATGTGGCACACTTACCGAGACTATTCCTGGTGGAAATCTATCAGAGAGTGTTTGGTACTATGTTGGAAAGATTGAAGTTAACAGCGTTACTCAATATATCTATGCTGGCTGGAGTGATGCTACAGAAACAGTTACAAAAGTTGTGGCATGTTGCGAATGCCCCGCTTTCTTACTAACAAGCACTACATCTGGGTACTTCTGTAACAGTGGATCAAGCACTACTATTGAAATTCCATATGTCATTGGTGACGGTGAACCAGCCTTAAGTATTGTAGCTAATCCTCAGTACGGAACTGTAACTCAGAGCCCAACCGATGCTAATACCTTTACTTATACCCATAACGGAGCTTCTTCATATGGAGATACATTTGAGGTTAGATTGACTTCAGACACAGCAGGAGATTGTTCTTCTGTCACTGCAATTGTTCAAGTTCAGATTATTCAGCCTGAGATTTTAGGTGCTCAGGTTTCAGAGACAGAGGATGATTTTTATATGTTTGTTGATACAAATAGCTTTAGTGTAACAGATGCAGTTACGTTTGAATCTCTTAAGGCTAGGCTGGAGGCTTGGCTTGCATTAGTTTGTACAGCTTGGAGTGGTGAGATTTTTTTAATTCCAACCACTAGTCGAAGATGGTTACAGTATTCAACTGCTGTTGTTGAAAATGGGCAAAGCGCTACAGGTGCTGTTGGAGCTCCGCTTGATGGTGCATCAGAGTGGGTTGCTATTCAAGACTTACCTACCGGTTGGGGAAGCGCTCCTTTAGCAGCTCCTACGACTAGAGCTAATATTCTTGTATTTTCTAATAATACAAATCCTGAGTATCATGGCGCTACTTTAAGCAGTGGTTTTGGTTCACCTACACAACCTACAGCTAATTATCTTGAGGACTATGAGATTCATACTGATATTTTAACCGGTTCAGCTAATAGCGCTTATGGAGTAGCAAAGGCTTTTGGAGGCACATCCCCATTTACAGCAGGAATGCAGGTGGTATATTATCCGATTACTGCAGATACTGCAGGTCAATCAGCTTCTGCAATCTTACAAGGTCTGGCATCTTATACAGCTAAAATGACTCCTCCGAGCGAGTATGGTGTTAGAACGGCTGTTGATGTTACAGGATACTTGATGCAGGGTGTAACACCATCTGCCACTAACCCATATGAAGGGGCTAGCACTGGAGCTATTACACTAGAAGGACTTTATAAGAAGAGTGTTCTTATGTTCTTGAATCAACCTGTTGGATCTCTTACTGTTGCAGAGTATTTAACTGCGATTTATAATGGTACTGATGACGGAGACTTCCAAGAGAAGATGAAAATTATGTTTGTTGGACATGATGATTTATGCCCGGACAGTACTTCTCCTGCAAGTCCAGCCTGGCCATCATAATAAATAATTAAGATATGAGTTGTAACTGTACCAAATGTAGTCCTAACAAGTGTAGCTGTAAAGACAGCGCATTGACTAATCCATGTTCATATACAGAATGCCCTTCTACAGCTGAGAGATGTGATGAATCAGTATCTCCTGCTTGTGTGACTTGGACGGGTCCTGAGACTTTAGTTGAGGATGCTGAAGGAGACACCTTTGTTATTCAACCGGGTGAGAGATTAGAGCAGATCCTACAAAGGATGATGCTTGTACTAGCAGACGGTCTTGTTGCAGGCAACGCAAGCAATTCATTCCATGCTCCTTTGAACTTATATATTGGTACTATTACAAGTTCATCTATTGAGTTGTTGTGGTCTGGAGAGGCTACTGGAACTACCAGCTTGCAAGTTCAATATGATACCGCAGTTGGATCTTCTTGGACTACAGCAGCAACTTTGACTGCTGGTGTGTTTAAAGCAACTATTAGCAGTCTAGTTGCTGAAACAAAATACAAGTTTAGAATCATAGCTGATAATGGTGCTACACAACCTGAATCGGTTATTGTATTTGCTACAACGTTGACGGCGTAAACGGAAGTGGTAGTTTGTTGGTTTTCTATCACAGATGTTGGAGAAGGTCCCTGCGGGGGCCTTCTTTTTTGTTAATTTAATTTCTTTAAATTTGATAAACTTCTAAGTATGAGCCTAAAAGGAAAAGTAGAAGAATCTCTTAAATGGAAAAAGAGTGTTCCGTATTGTGCAGCACGTCTAGATATCTCTGAGAAAACATATTCTAAGATTAAACGTGAGATTTTTTCAGAAAGAAAAAAGAAGAAAAAGTTTTTTAGCGGATCTGCAAAGAATGAGCAATTTACTGAGGAGATTAATCTAGAAAAAGGAGAGGGTAAAATAGCAGGTACATTTGATCATGAGCCTAAATCTCCAGAAGAGATAGTTAAGCTATTAAAGATTGATACAACGCAATGGCGTTTAGCCTCATACTGGAATAAGCAGATGGGAGATCATTGGAGAGTATCCGCTTTTATAACCAGAGTCAAGCAAGAGGATAAGAATTACATAGAAGATGTAATTAAGAACTGGCAGCCAAGAGACTACAATATTACAAAACCAGATCACTTTTTGAATAAGAATGCCACGAAAGTTTGTGGCATTATTTCTTTACAGGATATCCATTTTGGCAAGCAGGGGAATGAAACCATTGACAAAGACTTTGAGGACACACTTAAGGATCTTTTACTTAGGAGCAGTGCAGCACACCACATAGAGAAGTTATTCTTTGTAGTAGGCGGTGACATGATCAACATGGATTCTTTTTCTGGGACTACTACTAGCGGTACACCATTAGATAATTGTAGCATGGCAACCGATGCATATATCCAAGCATTTGATGCTATGCACTGGGGCTTAAACTATGCAAAGGCTTTTTGTGATGAGCTCGTTGTAGTTTACATACCGGGTAACCATGATAGGTTATCATCCTTTCACCTAGCTCATGCTCTTTCTAAAGCTATATCAGATCCTAATATTATTTGGGACATTGAATATGCAGAAAGAAAGGTACACGTGTGGCATGATAACTTTAACGCATTTGAACATGGTGATGTACCAGCTAAAAACACACCGTTAGTATATGCAACAGAGTATGCTAAAGAGTGGGGATCTACTAAGAATAGGACTTTATTTGCAGGGCACTATCACCAGAACAGAAAGGTGGAGTATGTAACTACCTCCGAGAACACTGGCTTTATACATAAGACTCTTCCTAGTCTATGTAAGACTGATTACTATCATTACCACAATAAGTACGTAGGTAACCAGAGAGCAGGTAAGATTGAGTTACAACATCCGCAGATGGGGAACATCTGTGAGCTCACTTATCAGGCACTTTAAACTTTTATAAGTGCTCTTTTTTTTGTAAATTATAACTATAGACTATGATTAATAATTTCAAAGAGCCCGACCTAAATGCTCCGAGATACAGAGAGAAAAGGCTTGGGCTTCTAAATGCTGAGGTGATTAATAAGTTTAAGAGTAAGTATCCTCATTATGAGAATATTGATAACAACAAGTTGAAGGACATAATTAGGATATATAATAATAAGTTGTGGAATGGAGTGATTGATAATAGAGATGGTGTTGAATTACCTGATTCATTAGGGTATCTTTTTATAGGTACTTGTGCTCCGGCTAAATCAGTGAATACAAACTACTCACTATCAAAGGAATATGGCAAGGTTTTGCAAAACAAGAATTGGGAAACTGACGGAAACATAGGAAAGATATTTTATACAAACTGGTCTACTAAATATAGATTTCGCAACAGAGAGTTTTGGAGATTCACAGCGTGTAGGAAGTTTAAGAGATCTGTAGCCAAGACTTATCCAGAGAACTGGAATAAGTATAGGATTATGAAGAACAAGTATAGGATAGCACATCTTTTCAACTTTACCCCTCCAGAGAGTGATCTGAAGGGATATGATGAATTTGAAAGCTAAGAGAATGACAACAATAGGAGATGTAGTATCAAGAGTCAGAGGACAGGTAAAAGCAGAGGTGCAAGATGCTTTTGTTACTGACCGCTACATATATAGCCTTATTTTAAAGTTTGCTCAGCTGCTTATGCGTAGGCAGGATAGTGCTAATAAACTGATGAAGTTTAATAGTGTATGGCAGACGCTTCCATTTTTAAACTTGATTGAGGTAGATAGAGTTGAAGCTAGCTGTTCTGGTATAGCAAGTGGTTGTACAATCAAGAGAACTAAGGAAAAGCTTCCAACATTTATGGAAGGATACTGGGGTCCTCTGATTAGAACTGTTAGTTCTTTAGATGGATCTATAGAGTTACAGCCTACAAATCCAGGTACTTATACCTCAATGTCTAAAACAACCTCTTTTAAGTACAATACAACAAAGTATTACTGGTACTTAAATGGCTATCTATATATGCCTAATATTGAATGGGATGCTATTAAGTTGGAGGGGGTATTTGAAGGTGACATATCTAGATGGACATGTGATGAAGATGATAACTGTGTACCTAGATACTTACAACAGTTTTTTGTACCGGAGTTTTTATTTGCTGAGATTGAACAGCAGGTACTTGCGGTAATATTTAATACAGTAAAAGTGCCTGCAGAAGATGCAGATAACAAACAGAGTGTTCATAGATAATAATTTAAAGTAGAATACAATGAATAATATACTCACAGACATACTTGGGATGTTGAAGAGAAGGGAGATCTCTAAAGTTGAGAATGGAGATTTTATCCCATTTGCTAGATATAGAAAGAATCTACGCAGGAATAAAGGTGTACTTGAAGAACCTAAGGTTATTACAAGAATTACTAAAGCAGAGGACTTAGTAAAGTATGTTGAGGACTCTATTCCAAAAGGCTATTTAGTTTATACTGGAGTTATTGAAGACTTTGGAAGTGGAGATACTCCCAACTCACCTTTTGGTGGAGAACCTGCAGAATGGACTGTGCGAGGTGGTGCAGTGAATGCACACACATCTGTACTTGTAGCACCAAGGAATTTAAAGATTATTGCTGCTACAGCAAAGATGACTGGAAATGCTGTAACTTTTTCTGCTGATGCTGATTTTGAATTTAAAATTTGGACATCGGATCAACTAGCAAATGGTAGGCCGAATGATTCAGGTATTTGGACATATGCTGGTTCATTAGCTAAACGTTGGACTGTTGCTGATAATGGTAATCCTGGTTTTGTTGAAAATCTTAGCGCTCCTCTAGAAATACCAGCAGGCACAATGTTTTCATTGGCAGCAACAATTAATGCTGGAAGCGTCAGTGCTAATGTAAATGAAGTTGAAGTTTCATTTTTAGTTGAATTACCATAAGGTTATGCCTCCAAGAAAAAAAGCACCTGCAAAAAAGAAAAGCACAGTTAATGCTTCTGGTAACTATACGAAGCCTGGTATGCGTAAGAAACTATTTAATCAGATTAAAGCCGGAAGTAAAGGTGGACGTCCTGGTCAATGGTCTGCACGTAAAGCACAGATGTTAGCCAAGCGATATAAGGCTGCTGGTGGCGGTTATAAAACTAAGAAGTAATGGCTAGTTCTAGAAAACAACAAGCTGCAATAGCAGTGAATATGAAGCAGAAGGGTAAGAAACCTAAGGGTGCAAAACCTATGGCTAAGAGTGTTTATAAGAAAGGTGGATCTACTAGCATGAAGTCTGTAAAAGCTCCTGAGGGTTTTCATTGGATGAAGGACGGATCTGGATATAAGTTGATGAAACACTCTGGCAAATTTGTAAAGCATCCTGGTGCGTCATTAACAGCTAAATTTAAGATCCAAAAGAAACATAGCAAGTAATGGCAAAGACGGCAAGGCAAAAGAGTTTAGATAGATGGACTAAGCAGAAGTGGAGAACACCTTCTGGTAAGAAATCTTCTGAGACAGGAGAAGTGTATGCGCCGTCTGCTACTATCAGAAAGCTTAAGAGTACTGCAGCTGGTAGAAAGAAGTTAGCTGCTGCTAATAAAAAGAAACGTGCTGCTACTAAAAAAGGTAAGCAGCATGCAAAACATGGACTACATAAAGGCAAGAAGAGATGAGTAATATTTTACAAGACATAATGGGAATGATTAAACGTAGGTTGTTTATATCTATTCCTAGTGATGAAGATTTCTTTTTTATTAGTAAAAGAACTAAAACTGTAAAGAAAGAATTAAAACCAGAACCTGAGGCTGATTCTAATTTGATAAAGGCAAAGGATTTAAAATCCTATGTAATCCAGGATACAAAGTTTATTATACCTAGATTGATTGAAGGTAGTGGTGGAGATGTATTTGATCTTACAGCTTCTGATGACTGGATGATTTATCTAAAGCACACACAAGTTGGAAATGCTACCTATCAAGTGCTATTACCAGATGCAACATCAGTAGCTTACAAGTATAGAGTTATTCGTTTTATATCCGATGCCTCTATGCAGGGAAGCAATCATGCTGAGCTTGTAACCTTTAATGGTCAGTTTATAGATGAAAGCAGCTCCAACTATCAGATTAATCAACATTTTGAAGGTATTACTCTTTGGTCCGATGGAACAAGATGGATTGTTATTCAAGCTAAAGCACACTAATCATGGCAGCTAAGAAGGATCCAAAGTTGACTAGAGCTGGTGTATCAGGTTATAATAAACCTAAGAGGACACCAAGTCATCCTACGAAGTCACATGTTGTTGTAGCTAAGAAAGGTGATAAGACAAAGCTTATCCGCTTTGGTCAACAAGGTGTAAAGGGTGCAGGTAAGAATCCTAAGAGTGCGAAAGATAAAGCACGAAAGAAGAGTTACTACGCTAGACATAATGCCCAGGATTCTAAGCCGGATATTTTTTCAGCACGTTACTGGTCTCATAAAGTAAAATGGTAAATCATGAGCGTATCACATAAGTATAGAACTTTTGATCAGTTACTTGAAGATGTAACAGTAGATTTTTCTACATATGCAATGGAGGGGATGATTGAACCTCAGCAGTTAATTAAAGTTGCAACGAGAGTAAATTATGATCTTGGTTTAAGAATCAATAGAACCAAAGAAGTGGTGCTGGATGTAGAGCATGGCAAGACCAAGCTTCCAAGTGACTTTTTCTCTTTGAATTATGCTTTTATGTGTGGTGACTATAGCATCTCTACTCAGATGCCCTCTGGTACACATGTAGAGACAGATAACCCTGTGCCTTATGTACCAGCTCCAGATGAGTCCGGACCATGTGATGATCCGGAATGTAAAGAAGTATGTGTTATTAAGACCTGTGAAGACAAGAATCAGTATCAGTTAGTTCAGAAGATTGGTGGCGGAGAGTATAGAACTTACACTGCATTCTATCCTCTGAGGATACAGAATGTAAATGATGCTACTTGTGATTGTCCAAATGTCGGAGAGCAAGCATCAGATATTGCTGAAATAAAAGACGGTTATCTTCTTACAAACTTTACAACAGGTAAAGTATATATTAGTTTCCAAGGAGCCATGGAAGACTCTCAAGGAAGATTGCTTGTACTGGACCATCCTTATTGCAATGAATACTACGAGTATGCCTTGAAGCAGAGGATTCTTGAGAACATGGTTTTTGCCGGAGAGAATGTGGCTAATCAATTAGGTCTAATAGAGGGACGCCTGAGAGCTGCAAGAAATAACGCACTTGGATTTGTAAATACTCCAGACTTTAAAGAGATGCAGAAGATCTGGTGGTTAAACAGAAGAGCGCAGTATCACAATTACTATAATATGTTCAAGAGTTATCCTGTGTAACAAGGTGAACTATGGCTAAGAAGAAACAAAATATTCAGAACAAAGGTGCTGACTCTGTAGAGACTAATGTTTTTGTGAAGGGTATGAACAAGGATATCAATCCTAGTTACGAACCCAAACAATCTTGGACTCACGCAAGAAACGCTGCAAACAATTCTACAGACGGTGATGTAGGAGTACTGGGTAACGAACCAGCTAACTTAGCCTGTGGTGTAGTTCCATATACAGTTATTGGAACAGTGCATTTATATGCAGATGAGTGGGTGCTGTATACCACTGATAATACTAACTCTGAGATAGGTCTCTTTGATGATAGTAAATGCGAGTATAAGACTTTGGTCAATTCCAAGTGTCTTAACTTCAACAAAGAGAATTTAATTCAAGGTGCCGCAAAAGAGAACTTTGACTGCAGTTGGCAAGTATACTGGGATGATGGGAGAAACCCGTCTCGTACTCTTAATCTAGACAATATTCCTTACCAGCAAACTGTTACCTCTACACCTGGTGATGATTGTGTTATCTATGAAGATACGACCATACTAGATTGTGAGAAACTCAGATTGGCACCTCTTCTTGACACTCCTATTGTCAAACTTTCCAAAGCTCCCGATGGAGGATCTTTAAGGAATGGTATGTATCAAGCTTATATAGCTTATACTGTAAATGAGCAGAGAGTAACAGACTATATTGGTGTATCTAATCTGCAGAGTCTTTTTGATCATGACGGCACTGCAGGGTCTCTGGATATTAAGGTGTCTAATCTGGATAAAGACTTTGAGTTTTTTGAATTAGTTATTCTTAGCAACAACGCAAATAATTATGCAGCCAAGAAGATTGGGTTGTATAGCACTGAGACTAGTTCTATTTCTGTTGACTATATAGATCAGTCATTAGTCAGTATCCCATTAGAATTATTGCCAGCTAGAAGCCCTGCGTATGAGAAGTCAGATGCAATGTTTGTTGTTAATGATTGGCTTATACGTAAAGGTCCTACAGAACAATTTGATTTTAACTATCAACCCAGAGCTAATCAGATTAAGACTGAATGGGTAGTTGCTGAATATCCTGCTGAGTATTATCGTAAGGGAGGTAACAGCACCGGCTTTATGCGTGATGAGCAGTATGCTTTCTTTATCAGATGGATTTATAATACTGGTGAAAGATCTAAGTCTTATCATATTCCAGGCAGACCGCCAAAGAGTTCTTTTAGAAATCAGTTTAATGAGCAGATCAATAGTAGTGAAGATGGTCTAGCAGGTGGCGGAGGTCTCAATGTTTTAAGCTCTAGAGAAAAGAACTTTCAGGTATACGATACATCTACCATTCAGGCGACAGGATTAAATAATCCTACAGGGGATGGAGGTTTGGTTATTGCCAAGGGTGAGATGAGTTACTGGCAGTCTACAGAGAAGTATCCTGCAACACAACCTGAAATCTGGAATGCTACTTACACAGATGTAACTACAGGAGTAAACATTGGTGGTACCGGAGACTCTCGCTTTGATTTATGTGGTAAGTATATCCGCCATCATAAGATGCCAACTGAAGAACGTGGGCCTGAGTTGCACTTGACAAATGATTCTAATAGTAGGATTAGAGTGCTGGGTGTACAGTTCAGTGATATCAAACCTCCGGTGTTTAATGATGGCACTGTCATACCAAATATAGTTGGCTATGAGATCTTACGAGGTTCAAGAGAAGGACAAAAGTCTATCCTAGCCAAGGGAATATTTAGGAATATGCGTAAGTACAATATTCCTGAGGGTGGGCAGACCGGGGGTAATCCTGTAGGTCTTTATCCAAACTATCCATACAATGATCTAAGACCTGATGTTTATTTCCATGATGGTCAGAGAAGAGATGATCATAGAACAGATGGTACTCAGAAGTATGCTGATTCTATTGACGACTTTAAACCACTTACAAGTGTAGCTAAGAAGTTCTTTACATTCCACTCACCAGAGCTGATGTTCAAAAGACCTTTCTTGAATGCTTATGAGACAAGACTATATGGAGATCTTTCCGGTACATCTGTAGGGCATTTTATTAAGTCAGAGAATCATCCTCAGAATAAATTAATCAGAAATATTGCATCCATCATTGCCAGTATTATTGGGATTGGCTATGCAATTTCAAGAATAAGAGGAACTCAGGAGTCTGAACTACAAGGTTTAAGTATAAATAATAATCTTGTTGCTAATGATTATTTAGATGTTGATGTTCTCGGTGTAGGTGGTGGAGCGTCTGTTCCATATGTACCTTTTGTTGGCCCACCAGGTACAGGTGCTCTATACGAAACAATTAGTGCAGAACAAGGTATTAATCTTGGGGTAGGTAGTTTGTTTGATTTGCTAGGAGAGATATTACTACAAGATGTAGTCGATATAAGCACTATTTGGTTGGGACAAGGAGCTGTTGATCTTACGATGAGCTTTGGGCAAGGTAAAAATCTTACTTTAGCTTCTCGAACACCAGGTACAGACTCTGGTAAGAATATTGAGAGATTTAAAGTTGAACATCCTAGTGGCAACCTTCCAAAGTTTTTACAAGCAGCCTTTGGTTATTTTATTGCTCGTTTCAATATTGCAGATGGTGGAAATGAAATCATAGAGTTAATCTATGGTCTTATCAAGGAAGAGGATTTTGCATTTAAGCATAACTCTCACGGCTTCTATGATACATTTACTACTAGACCAAATGGTCAAGTGTATAGGACTAGAAATGAAGACTCAAACTATATAGGTAGTACATATCAGGCTTTTAATGGTTTTAAGATTAATAATCTATTTAGACCAGATACCGTAGCAGTTGCTACTACAGATAATATAGATGATCCTAGTATTGTAGATAAATCAAGATATGTTATTAGTGGAGATGGCGGTGGTCCATTTTCTGAGTCCGTAGCTAATAAATATTTAAGGAATCCTGAGCAAGAACAAAAGAGAGATATCTCAGCAGTTTATGGTGCTTTAAAGTTTGACGCTGAGAATCAGTATGGTCAACTTGATGGCATTAAGCAGGTTCAGATGCGTGGTACAATAGAACTAGTATCAGCTAATAATCCTCAAACTAAATTTTCTTCTTCTCCTATATTTGCTGGTGATGTATATATCAACAGGTATACTGAGAAAACCATTATGCCAATCTTTGCTGACTTTTTAAATGGTCAGCCAGATCAATATACTTATGATTACCTGCAGCGTGTAAACATTCCATACCCAAGATATTGGATGGATACGCGGAAGTTTGATATGACTAGTTTGGCAAACGAGATTGTTGGTCTGTCTTTACCCAAAACAAGTGATCCTTTACCATCAGATCTATTCTATTTAGATAGACATAATGCAAGCATTCATGGAAGCTTAAATATATTTGACGGCGATAATGATCCCAACCCTGTTTTTGCTATGCGATATGGGTATATGTATACTCATGTCAATGGTATTCAGGACTTCTTTGTAGAGTCAGAGTATAACCTAGCTCAAAGAGATTGGGAGGAAGCTCAGGACAAGAGGTTCTATGATCCTTATGAGTATGCTAACACGGATGATTTATTTCATGCAGACATAATCAAGAAGGACAACTACTATAAGTATGATATCTCTCTGAGTGTATCAAAGTTCCTCACTCAGATATCTAATTTTGGAGAGGTTCAAACTAGAGATTACGATCCTAAGGTTGCTGAAGATTGTTTTAGTTATTACCCTAAGAGATTAATATACTCTCTTCAGGCCAAGACAGAATCTAAGAAAGATTTCTGGAGAGTTTTCTTACCAAACAACTACAAGGATTTTAAGAATCCTATCAATGTAATCAAGCCTATTAATAAGAGCGGTGCCTTAGTATTATTCCCATACCAGTCACCTCAGATGTTTCAAGGTCTGGATACACTGAAGACAGATTTAGGTACTAAGCTTACTATAGGTGATGGTGGTTTATTTAGCCAACCTTTCCAGAACATTACAAACTCAGATTTATCTAATGAGTATGGATCATGTGAGAGTCATAGGACTGTAATTAATACACCTATGGGTGTGTTCTTTATATCACAGGCTCAGGGTAAGATATTCCATTACACAGGTAAGCTAGAGAACATTGCTAATAATGGTATGAAGTGGTGGTTCAATAAGTACTTACCATCTCAGTTGATTAAGCAGTTTCCAGCATTAGAAGAAACACCATTAGCAGATAATCCTGTAGTCGGTGTAGGATGCCAGTCTATCTATGATGTAAATAATGATGTAGTATATTTCTGTAAGAGAGACTTTAGGGTTAAAGACCAGTATAAAGATCAGGTCAACTATACAGTACAGAATGGTTTTACATTCAATGGTTTTGTACTGCAGCCGCAGGTAAATGACGATGCACCTATCCTAAGTACTAAGATTACATTAGGAGATCCTCTCTACTTTGAGGATGTATCTTGGACTGTAAGCTATGACCCTAAAGCTAAGGCTTGGATCTCATTCCATGATTGGCATCCAGAACTGTGCATGCCTAGCATTAATCATTTCCTAACAACAAAGGAAAAGCAATTAGATCAACCATATTGTCCACCAGGGTATAGTTATAATCCCGTAACTCAAAACTGTGAGATAACTATTGGTGACTCTGCCCCAGCAATTGTAAATGTAGAAGAGGTACTTGCTAATCTACAGACACAGACTTGTGATATTGATTTGGTATTATGCATGGACTACTCTGCAAGTACAAATGCAAATCAACAATCAATTCTTAAAAATCAACATCAGTTTATTTCTGATTTTTTAGACAATTCTGATGTACAGTCAGCTCTATCTTCTGGTAGATTACAAATGGGCTTTACAGCTTTTGGTAGTGCAGAAAGCACTTTTATGAATCTAAGAACTAGTGGCAATGTTCAAAAGACTATGGCTAATACTTTTGATCCTGACACTGTTATTGATGGATTAGGTTTTAGTTCTAGTGCAACAGCTTACTATAACACATTAGATCCTAGCGGACAAAAAACCAATTTCTGTCGTGGTATATATAATGCGTTTGAAGTTTTAAATTCTAAGAGTACTACAGAACTTGGTGATAGAAGTGGTAATGCTAATTTTATTCAGGCGGTAATAGTTATTACAGATGCTCGTTGTAGAGCTAATACAACCAGCCCTCCAAACAGCTTTAATGAAAAAAATAATTGCCGGGCTGGTGGTTCTTCAATTGGTATGACATATCAAAGCAGTCTTCTAGGTGGTGGTGGTCCAGCCAATCAGTATATCTACACTGTATGGTGTGGGGAGAATCAGGATGTTTTTGATAGTCAAGGCAATATTAAAATATCTGATGATTGTGCTAATGCAACTCAGGGTATTTATCCTTTTACCGGAAATGATATTTTAGATAATCTTACTGGTGATGCTAATACACCAAACAGACAGAATCAATATATCATTCTTTCGCAACAGCCATTGAATGACCAGAAAACAGATTATGTTGCACAGCAGATTATTAACTCTATTTGTTCTTTTTCATGCTCTTGTCCAACGGGTTACACTTTAGTATATCCGGGCAACAATGGTTACACAGAACCAACAGGTGACTGTAATGATGTTAATCCACCTATATGTAGAAAGATTGGGTGTGAATGTCCTCCTCCTATAAATCCTAAAGGACTCACAACGAAGATTGGTAACTGTGATGATGTTTATAAAGCAGGACCTAATGGAGATCCTAACTATGTAAACCCTAATCCAGTTATCTGTAGTTTCTTTTATGAGGATATTACACCTGCCGTAACTACAGGTTCTGGTATATGGAGACATAACTATAGGTGTGATTTGTTTGCTAACTACTATGGTGTAGATTATCCATGGGAAGTAGAGTTAGTAGAAAACACAGGTCAGAATGTAAACACTGTTAGAAGTTTAGAATATCAGTTAGAGTCTTACGTCTATAAAGGAGATCTGCACGATGGGTGTGGTGATGACAGATGGCATGATCTTGATTTCAACTTTGATGAGCTGATTGTTCATAACACAGAACAAGTGTCTGGATTACTAAGAATCCACAATCAGTTCAAGAATGATCCGATGAAAGGATTAGAGTATCCAAAAGTGAATCTTTCAGATATTGAAATACTCTCATCAAAAGTTGAACAGAAATATCGTATTAATCAATTCTGGGATACTACCCATGATAGAGGTGAGTTTTCAAATGCTCAGCAAGAGATATTTAAAACACGCCGGAATGGTTATATCAGAGATTTAAACTCTGGCAACTTAGATTATAGCAAGTCTGCTTTTGAAAGAAAAAAGTTTAGACATTACTATAACAAGTTCTTATTAACAAGAAGGATTTCAGCAGATAGAAAGATGCTGTTGAAGCTAAATAATACCAAACTTAATTTATCATTCAGGTGATGAAAGGGAAATACGAAAAGTCAGAGCGTAGAGGTTTACCTGGTGGACCCAATGAGATGTTTACTTATACAACTGGAATATTCTCTACCCAGGGATATAAGAGAGACTCCCCTGATGTAGATAACCCTTTTAACATTATTCCTTCAGGTGACATTACCATGAAGGGTGTGGACTTCCCTGTTCTAGGTACAGACAATTTAGGGAACTCTAAGATGATGACTCCCGGTAATGATTATAAGTTTCCTGGAGATATGGTATTTGAACTTCCCATGGCTAAAGATGGCTTAGCATTAGATCCTCCGTCAAAAGAAAAGGAGATGGTTAATCTTCATGACTTTCTAATAACTGAGGAAGATCTAGAGTTTCTTAATAGTGAGCGTTGTTTTGGAGGTAACTGTTTGGAGAACACAAGAAAGGCTTTTGATGCAACAGCGGGTAGTATCTCGGGTGTTCCCTATACAGCTAATGTTTGGGGAAAAGATGATCTGGATATAACAAGCATTAAAAACACACCAACTAAGCAGCAAGTACAAGACTTTCCATGGATGGATGGTGATAGAGGGGTGGGTGCTGCGGATAGTTGGGATATACAAGGAAACATAGTACGTGCAGAAGGTAAGACTTTATATAACAGGAATAAGGAGGGCGCAAAGATTGAATCTGATGACAAAGAGATTGATGATCCTACAGGAAAGTTTCAACCCGGTCAATACCCTATAGGATCTATTTACAGTTTTGGTCCTAAGGGTCGCACCGATACACCTTATGGGCAAAGAGCAAAAGGATTTAATATTGATTATGGTTTACAACCATCTCATCATAGTGTTATGTCTGTTGGTGTAAATGAAAAAGGAGAAATTATTCTTTATGATGCATATCTAAAGAAATATGATACAGAAGAGAATATTATAAAGCAAATAGCTAATTCACCGCTAGGCTACGAACTTGAAACAGTAGGAGTACCAAAGAGTTATGCTAGCCTTACTCCTCAGAACATTAAACTATCTGACAACTTTTATAGACCTCGTTATTTTACAGAGTATCAGTTTGATGTTGATCGTTTAGATGAGATTAGACAAGATCCTAAGTTTAGGATTAAAGAAGATGATAAGTTTAGAGCACCTCGTCTAGATAAAGAGGCTATGCAGGAGTTTAGCCAATCTCTTAAAGATAACAAAGAGACTATGATGGAAGCTCTACGCCTTACTAGTGATGAGTATGATGACTTAGCAAATTTGTCAATAGCATTGGCAATGGGTGAATCTGAAGGAGGGGGTGGTCTTAGTGTTGATTGGGCTGGTTCCACACAAGGTCTTACTCAGTTGAACTTTGACAACATCAAAGATGATGAAGTATTAAGTCGTCAGCTTGCTATGTTCAATGAAAGTGTTAGAGGTCCTCAAAAGATTAAACAATTAGCAGATTTAAGAGACCCGGCAAAATCAGCTATTGCTACATTGATATATACAAATGCTGGCAGAAGACGATCTAGTAAGTTGTATGAAGAGGGTCTAGAACCTGGTGTTAGAAATTTTTATGACAACACTGGGCTTAAAGATTTAGTAAGATCCTCATCTTCAAGGATTAATAGATCCGGTGTTTACTTAGATGAGTTAAATGATAGAGTCAGTTTTTCTGATATTCCTGGATGGAATGAAAAAAATGTAAAAAAGATTACAACTTCTTTAAATGCTTTAACGGGCACTAATAGATATCAAGCAGATATTGATGATGATGGAGATGTCTATATAAAGATGAAGACATTAGGCAATGACCCTAACATGTCTGATGCAATGAAGATAGGTTATTGGTGGCAGAGCCCTTCATCATTAAAAACAGGGGATGCTCAGGGTGGTAATGTACATGCTAAGAGAATAGAAGGATATTACAAAGCCATCTCTGAAAAAACTCCAGAGGTTTCTACCGACAAGCTAATGGCAAGCAACACAGAGATTCCTGAGATGCAAAAGGCTGGAGAGTTAAAAGCACAAGATCTAGTCCCTCGTGATCCATTTAGTACTTTGAGTCCTGCTCAACGTGAAGCTTTTAACGCTAGCACTGTAGCAGCTCTGAAAGCTGAAGAGGAACGACAGTTGAAGGAATACATGAGAAGAAGCCCTGGGGGTGATTTGTTTCCGGATCAAGGTCTAAAACCTATTACTTATAATGAAGAAGTAGCAGGTTGGTTCCCTGTAGCAGGTGAATACATTGATGCAAAAAATACTGGAGAAGCTTTAATGCGAGGTGACTATGTAGATGCTGGTTTTAATGCTGCTGGTTTTCTCTTACCGTTTATTCCTGGTAGTTTTCTAAAAAAACTAGCCACTTCTCCTTATACTCCTAAATTTTCTAAGCCTTCTCTTTTAAAACAATATAGATCAAAGTTTCCTGCAGCAGATATACGCGGTGCGGGTACAGGTGATTATAGCAATCTTGGCATTGATGAGTTAGGATTACGTGGAGATGACTTTATATCATTGACAAATTATGAGCGCAGTGCTATTTCTCAAGTAAATCAGGCTCAGGCAGCTGATGATGTTTTTAACACTTTTGTTCAGCGGTATGCAGATTTTAACACGGATGATGCTTTAGCAAATCAGTTGGCAGATTTTTCAAGAAAGAATCCAAGGACCAAGTTTGAAATGAATCTTGGCAAAGACGCTACGCCTTCTAAAAGAATGCAAGAAATATTTGATGATCCTGAATTAAACATACATAATGTTTTTAGTCTTGAGTCTCCAGGTCCTACGACCGTCAAAAATACATATACCGGATACTATGACAAACGTTTTTATGATGGGTCCGCTCATGATCCGAGTGGGGAGTGGGATAAAAACTTAAGATCTTATGGTCAGCAAGGGTTTTATGCAACAAATGTTCCTACAGGAAAACCGGTAAGACAGTCTTTAACTCACACTAACAGAAGAGGTGAACTTTTTGATTACAAAATAGAAACAGTACCTGTTGCAGATTATATGGTAAATAAGGGATTAATGAACCCAGATAATATAGTTAATTTAGGTCGCCATAGAGGACTTGATCCGGCTAATCAACATAACCATTTATTATTTGATACTGATAAACCATCTGTTATTGTATCTGGCAATAGAGGTTTTGCTGGGTTAAGTGGTGGTAATACGTCTAGAATGCAAATGGGTAGGGTAGGCATTCCAAAACCTAATAGAAATGTCCCTTCTTATAATACAGAAATACTTCCTTTGCTGAAGCAAGAGTTTAATTTATCTAGGCCATTTGAAGGAACCTTTATGAAATTACCAAGGTCTAGAACAACTTATTATAACAGTAAAGGTGAAGCATCTAAATATATTAATGATCGTCAATTAGATTCTGATATATTTTTTACAAGAAAAAATGGCGGCCCACTACCTAAAGCTCAAGAAGGGCAAGAAGTATATAAGGTCAAGTCAGGTGATACTTTTTTAGGCATTGCCAATAGATTGGAAATACCCAGAGAAGACTTTATAGAGGCTAACCCTGATATAAACATTGACAAGCTTTCGTTGGGTCAGAAGCTTAATATTCCTGTGAAGAAACCTTATGTACCAACTAATGATGTTATACCATCTGAGATGTTATGGAGGCAAGCTTTTGCAGAATCTAACTGGGAGACTGATGTAGAAAATAAAGGAGGCTATAAAGGTTTGGGTCAGATTGGTGATGATGTTATTACAGATTACAAGAAGGCATTTAAAGTCAAAGAAGTAGATCCATTTGATCCAGTTCAGAATTCTACTATTCACAAGTGGTATATGAATAAACTATACAACAGTGAATGGATAAATAAACCTAATCAGGATCCTAATGTGCGTTTAGCAAAAGCTCTTGCTGCTTACAACTGGGGACCGAAGACAGCTAGAAAGTGGTTTACTGATCAAAGGAAAGCCGGTGTTGATATCTATAATAGTTTTGATTGGCTAGAGGATTTACCTAGCGAGCCAAAGGGATACATAGATATGATCATCTTTAATAAGAATACTCCCACTAGGAAGTATGTTGAGGACTTGGCAAAGGCTATGACAGATACAACACTTACTAATCAGATTACTAATCTATATAAGAGAGCGGGAGGTGAGATGAATAAACTAGAGATGTATAAGGGTTACATCAATGGTGAGTTTGATGGTACAGATCTAGAACCAAAAGCTCAAAAAGTTTATGATAGAATGAATAGAGTTTACTATGCGCCAGCCAAGAAAGCAGGTATGTCTCCTCCTAATTTTATCATGACAAACATCATCCCACGGCAGCTTCAGACTGTTCTCTAGATTAGATTTTTCCCTTAATTATTTGTATATTATAAGTGTATTATGAAGAGAGCTCGTTTAAATAAAAAAGGTTTAGCTAAGTTCCAGAATGCGGGGGAGTTTAAGAAAGAGCTTAGACCAATCGGATCAAGAGAACCAAAGAAACCAATAACCCTTCAGGGTATGTCTGGTATGTCTTTGAAGGAACTAGACAAATTAAAAGAGGCTCATGGACTTCATAAGTCCAATCTTGCAAAAACAGAGGATTACAAAAAGTATGAAGATGATTGGAAGAACCTTCTAGAAAGACAGCAAGTTTTTGTTACTCGAATTGGGGATAAATATAGAAGACCTTCTTTTAATCTTAATTATGATACGCTTGGTTTACATTATGATCACGAGTTATTTAATGAAATATCCCCTGAAGATAGCGCGGAGTTACAATCTCTTCTTGACGAGGAAATGGACTTTTCTAGTCCAGAGAATTTAGAGATGTGGGAAGAGATGGATTGGAGAGATTGGCATAGTGATGAAATAAGACATGCTTATAGTTCTGCTGCTACAGCAGATAAAGTTAGTGACGCGCTAAGTAAGATACCGGGTTATGGAGGAGTTCTGGAATATACTGGTATGAATGATGTTTTAGGTTTTTTAGCTTCAAACCTTTTAGGTGCTGGTCATGAAGCTGCTTTTTTTAAGGACCAGATGTCTGAGGAAGAAGATAAGTATGACTATGTTAGGTCGGGTATGAACTCTGCTGAAGACATGTGGAATAATTTATTGGGTGCTTACATAGGAGCTACATCAGATAGTGAAGAAGAGATGGAACAAAAGATTAGATCTTATATAAATAAAGGTATAACAGCTACAGGGGGAATAGAACCAGCACAAGATCCTAATACTCTTGGTATCAAGAAAGCTTTAAAAAACTGGGTAACCAACAATTCTTCAGATCTAGAGCCAGCGTTTGAAGAATATCAAAAAGGAGGTAACTGGCCTGATAATAAATTTATGACCTTGGTTGATCCTAAAGGTAGAAAATCAAAAAGTCCAAGAGATCCTTCACTTCGCATTGGAGCACAAACACTTGCACCAGTAATGCGGAAGACTGATGATGATATCAGAACTGCCTATGGGTTTACAGTTAATCCAGCTTTGTACTCTTATGTTTTTGACAGAGACCGCAATTCTGAATTAAGGGGTACTCTTAGAAATGAAATATTCTGGTATCAAAGCCCTATAGAAAAAGATGCATATAATCAAGATATACTTCAGGGTGGTTTAGGAGCCATGGCTGATATCGACTACACAACCTTACTTCAAAAGCGTAACATGAGAAACATGGCCATTGATCTTGGTCTTGATGCTGGGTTAGGTGTAGGAACTATGGAAGTAGGCCCCATGTATGAGTATGATAAGGATAATGCTGGCCAGGCTTTACCTTATGGATATCTTACAGGGAAGGCGGGTTTAAGAGATCGTAGAAGCGGACTTCAAGGTAATATATTTGCCGGGTATGGAACTCCCAGATCTCCAGAGGCAGGATTTAGAATAGGAGCGGAAGGGAGTATTCCTCTTATTACAAACAAGAGAGGATTGAAGATTACTGGTCATCCTTCTGCTAGTTATGACTTTATATCTGGTACTCCGAGGTTTGGGTTTAGTATTGGGTTCAATTCTCCTTCTAGAAGGCAGCAAGGTGGTTCAACGTCTACAGCTCAAGGTAGTAGTTTGGCGGAGGATGTTATAGGTCAGATTCGGCTGGGAGTCTCTGCTGTAAAAGTTTATAAAGATCTTTTAAGGCAGATGATACCTGTTGATGAGATTGATAATGCTTTTACTCAAGCCGGATATGATCAGAATACTATTACTCAGCTTCAGCGTCAGGCTAGTAAAAGTATTACAGATGACATGGTAGATACGTCTATAGCGGAAAGAGGAATCAGACAAGCTAAATCTGGTAAAGAGCTTTTAAATAAACGTAAGAGACTTCCTAAATATCAAGACCTTGGAGAGTTTCCCGATCCTACTGGAAAGTTTGAAGCAGAATATGATCAGATGAATGTGGAAGGAGAGGAGATGGATAATATGAATTATGAACCTCCAGTTACACCATCTACAGCATCTACAGCTAGCGGAAGTGTGGATGTTAATATTCCTGCGTCTAGTGTAGCTTCAGTAGAAACGGCAGATGCTACACCTGAGAATGAAGCAAGGATGCTTAAGGAGATGGAGGAGTTTAGAAATATTGGTGCTGAATCAGGTGGTCTTAGAGGTTTTGTGGGTAAGGTTGGGGACTTTGTAAAGTCTGAAGGCTTTCAAAACTTTTTAGATGGCTATGGCACTGTTGGTAACGTAGGTGTTGGCTTAGCAAGTATGACAAATAAGTTTCTTAGAGATAGAGATGCTAGAGATGTAAAAAATCAGAGAAGGCAAATGACACCAGCTGATATGATGTATTCTATGTATGAAGAAAGAGACGGCGACAGAGGTGATGTTGATGTACGTTCAGGTATATATCAGCCGGATAATTTAGTTGCTGCAATGGGTATGGAGATGCCTTCTATGATGCCGCCTGTTATTCAGGAACAGATTGTAGATTTAGATACTGAAACTATTACAAGATTGATATCTGCTGGTGCGGATATAGAAATGTTATAAACATGGCAAAAGTTAAAATAAATAAACTACCTCCTGGGTTTGCTCTTGAAGATGGAAAGATTGTAGAGCGAATGGAAGAGGGCGGTTCTACAGGAGATCAGTCTGGTTACAGCATGGTCAAGTATCCGACTAGCGTAACATCTGAGCAGATGAGTGATAAAGAAAGCTCTGATGTAAGATACAGTCTGTCTTCTGTACCCAGAGAAATGGCTAATCTAGAAGCCGAGGGTGGAGAGACTGTATTAACAGACTTGAATAATGATGGCAACTTTGGTCTATATGATATTAAGGGGCCAAGACATAGCCAAGGTGGTGTGCCTATGTTTTTACCAGAACAATCCTTTGTTTACTCTGATACAAAGGAGATGAAGATGAAGGGTAGTGAACTTGCTGAGTTTGGTATTGAGAGTAAGAAATCTATTACACCTGCTGATATATCTCGCAGATATCAGTTGAATAAATTTTATGGTGCTATTGATGATGAGTTTGCTGATGAGATGCAAGTGAAATCAGCAGAGCTTATGCTGGATAAAAACAAGATGGGATTGTCTAAGCTAGCTTTTAATCAGGAAATGAAGAAGCAGTTTGAAGATGGCGTTCCGTTGGCATCACATCCCTACCTATTATCAATAGGGGAAGACCCTATTGCGTTCACAGCTAGAGTAGAAGATATGAATGAACAGCAAGCCATGATGAAGGTGTTTGATGCTTTACCTCCTGAGCAGCAGCAACAAGTTTTAGCTCTTCAAGAGTTTATGGCACAGGCACAACAAATGCCACAACAAGGGCAACCACAAATGCAGGTTGATCAGCCAGCAATGCCTGTTGCAAGAGATGGTATGGAGATACTTCCAGAGTTTCAGAGGGGCAAAGAGTTTAGTGTTTATGATCCTGGTTTTGCAGAGAATCTTAAAGCATTAGGTTATGATATAGACCTTTCTAGTGTTCCTGCTACTGATTATAGTAGAGTTCAAGGAGCTGTTTCAAATGCTCAAGGAAGTCTTTTTGGAGGTGCGAAAGAAAATCTTCCCGGTTTCTATCAAGAATGGGAAGGTCTATATCCAGGACTAGACAAGTTGAAAGAAGCTGTGGCTAAAGCAGGCGAAGGAGAAACTGTTCCAGAAGTAGGTGACTTCCAAAACTGGGTTAATGATGTATACATTGCTGAACAAGCTAAAGCCGCAGCACCTAATGATCCTGCTAAGCAGAAGCAGTTAGAAAATCTCTTGCGTAGAGACTATGGTTTTAGCGGTACTACTGGTAAGAAGGTTGACTCAAAGATGGGTACAAATACTTCAGCCATGAGACCTTTGTCTATTACAGCAACCCCTCAAGGTACAGGTCAAACAGAGCAAACAGGGAAAAAGACTGAGACAAAAAAATTAGAATCTGGTGATGTCTCTGATCCTAAACCACTACCTAAACCATCTTTTTGGTTGCAGGATCTTGCAAAGATGTCTGCAATGGCCAGAAGAAAAAGAAATCTTTATTTACCATATCAACCAGAAGCCGAAGATCTGGATATTGATTATGTATTAGAAGATCCTACTAGGGCTGTTGCTGCTATTGCTGAGCAAGCTAACATTATCAACACTGCTAACAACATGTATGCAGGTGCTCAGGCTGGAAGTGCAAAAGCTGCTTCCACAGCGGGTAAGTCCATGAAGGCTGCTGCTGATGCTGTTGCTGCAGTTCAAGCTAGGAATGTAAATACAATCAATAGAGGTGAGTATCAGAATGCGATGCTTGATGCTACTATCAATCGCGAGAACAGAGACAGGAATGTCAAGGAGTTTGATGATACAACCATTGCATTACAACGTTATGATGACGAGCGTAACTTTGATAGGGAGCAGTTAGCAGATGCTTATTCAAATGCTATGACTAACATGGCTAATACTTATAACATGAATCTAATGCAGGATTATTTTCAGATTGATCCTAGCACAGGTGGTATGATTGGTCAGGTTAGTGGTAGAGCTTTTGAAGCTACAAAACCTCAAGATAGAGTGGAGGATTATTTGAATTTGGCGGCAAGATTAAAAAAAGAAGGGGTTACGCCTACTGCAGATCTTATTGCGCAGTTATTACCTCAGGAGTCTGGTATGCCTATGACTAACATTCAGGCTGAGTATGCCAGACAACAACCAAATCTGCAGTATAACCAATACGGAGCTCAAGGATTTCCTGGGACTATGTATCCTGGAATGTACGGTGAAAATCCTTATGGGTATTATAACCAAACAATGCCCTATCCAAGAATGGAAGAAGGTGGGGAGAAGAAAAAATTAAAGAAATTTGCAACTCCCTTCTATACTGGAAAGACTGGAGTTTAAAATTTAAAATATTATGGCAACATATATACCTGGTGTAGAATCATATCTGCCGGAGTTCAAACCGTTTACTCCTGACTATAAGTTTTTGTCTGATGTTTTAGATACTAAAACCACTAGATACAACACCAACTACAAGCAGCTTAATGATCTTTATAGTAAAGTTGTGTATGCTCCTTTATCTAGAGAGGATACACAATCTATGAGGGCTCAGTATACTGATGGTCTTTCTCAAAAACTTCAGAAGATCTCAGGTATGGATTTATCATTAATGCAGAATGTAGATGCTGCTAAAGGTGTATTCAAACCTTTCTTTGAAGAAGATACTATTGTGAAGGATATGGTCATGACCAAGACATATCAAGATGAGAGAGCCTTTGCCAATAGACTTAAGAATGATCCTGATAAGGAAAGATACTCAATGTATAATCCGGATCATGTAAGAGCAATGGATTATAGAATGCAAGATTTTATAGACGCTGATCCGGAATCTGCATTAAGTGCTCCACTACCCCAGTATGTTCCTGATGTAGATCTATATAATATGGGTATTGACCTGTTAAAGGAACAGGGTTTTGAAGTAACTAAAGATATTCTAAGCCCTGGTGGTCAATTTATTGTTAGACAAACTAATGGAAATCTTGTAACAGCTGAAGCCTTAGAGTTTCTTCAAAGATCTTTTGTTGATGATCCTAGGGTTCAAGAGGCTTACTATACAAAGAGTTTTGTAGAGGGTAGAGATAAAGCCGCACAGTTTATGGAGCAGGGTGTTGTTAGCTCTGTAGAAGATGGACAGCGTATGTGGGCTAACGAAACCATTGATTACTTTACAAGGTTAGCAGCTGAAAGAGCAGCAGAGCAAAAGCAAGAGCTGAGCGAGAAGACACATAGTGTTACGAGTTGGGATATCTTTAAGAAGAAGTATGGTATTGTAGAAGGTTCCGAGCAGGCTAAGATGATGGAAGAAAAGTTTAGTGAGTATCAAGCTTTAAGTCAGAGTTTACAGACTACTAACAATATTATTTCCGAAGGGCTTGTTGATGGGCAAGGTGAACCTACCCAGACTCTCCTTAATAGAGCATACAACATGACGATGCAGTATAACCTTAAAGAGGACCTGATTGCATCAGCAAGACAGTACGCTAAGATGACGGAGTCTACACAAATTACAGGAGAGAATCCAGATTATACTAGAGACCAACAGCATAAGTATGATCTGATGATGGAAGCTATAAAGCAATCTAATAGAGAAAGGCTAGCTCAAATGGAAGCAATGCTTGAAGGTGGAGGAGCAGCCAGAGGATTTTTAGATGATGCTTTAGCAACTCCTGTTGGAGGAGCTGCTACATTGACTGTTGCTGCAGGCAAAGATGGTAAAGTATTCGATGTGCTTGCTACTAATAATCAAAAAATTGCAGAGGCTAACAATGAACTTATTGGTGGTAAAATAGGCGCAGTTCTTGCGGCTTTACCATATTTTCAACCTGATGTAAATCGTAATAATTCTTATACTATTACTTTAGGTGGGGAAGAAGTTAGCGGATCTCTTGATCAACTAACGAAGAGATTGAGCAAAGTAAATTCGGAGGACAATACTTATGTCTATGAAGAGGACATTAATAAAATGTATTCAGAATACAATGCCTATCTGAATCCGCAACCTAATAGTACTGGAATAACTTTGTCTGATGAGGATGCAGCAAAAAAAATATCACAGGACTATCCTTCCATAGTTGGAGATGTATATAAAAACTTAAAGACCCGTTATACAGCAGTTAATAAACGTCAGAGTCGAGTTAACTCTGTTATGGTTGAAAACGGGAATCACCTTAAAGAGCAGTATGATAGAATTGTTCAATTAATCAAAACGCAAAAAAGCGGACAGGTGATGGAGCCAAAATATCAGGATGTTTTAAAAGCTATAAATAAAGGTGGTTTAGACTTTGAGATTATGGTGCCTGCCGGAGATTCTTATAGAATGCTTAGTAAGCAGGAATTTGTAGAGAGATATGTTGAAGGCGCAAGAGCTGGTAAATATGAAGCTATTCAAGGTTGGTGGTCTAGAAATACAGTTCTTGGGCAAAAGTCACATTATAATAAGAACTATCTAAAAAATGTTAATTATAGAGCTCCTTTGGATTTAACTCCTCCTCCAAACAGATTTGTATTTGCGGAGGATGAAGCCATGAAGGATGCATCAGAATTGTACGATATCATGTACAATATGCTTAACAATACTCAGAATGGTAAGTATACTGGAGAGGCTGAGCAGATTAAAGATTTTAGAGAAGATGGTAAGGATATAAATACTGACGTACGTGATCAAAGGTTTTTTACCACATATAATGCTGGTTCTGGTTTGATGGGAAGACCTCAAACAGGTACTGTTGAAGATCTTGTTATGTATCCTGGACAGCGGTATATTATTAATCCTAGTACAATAGGGTCTTATGATAGTGAGTTATTACGGCAGGAACTTTCGTATGCTGCTAGACAAATAACTAGTGCTGGTGATCAAGGTATAACAATACAACCTGGAGATATGCAGGATGAAGATTCTAACTTTGATGCACCTTCAGATTCTGTAGCTGAACAGATAATTAATGCATTTTTAAGAGATCTCAATGCGTATAGTATTACTCCAAAAGCTCAGAAAGGTACACCTCCTTCAGCTACTTTTACATACTACCCTGTATATGGAAACCCAGAAGATCTTGAGAAGGAACACGCAGCTTACGTATTTGAAATTGACGACCAGTGGATTAGAGAAAACACAGGTTTACTTTCTACAGGTGGTCAAAAGGATAGACCTATCAGCGCTTTTGAGTTAGCAAAGTATCGTACTATAACAGTAGGCTTTAGAAAAGAGAATGACATAAATCCAGCTAGAGAAGGTCAGTTTAATTTTTCTGATGTAATATCAGATATTAATTATAATGATAATCATCAGTATTATAATAAGTTTGATAAAGGTGGTGTTATGAGAGTTACTAGAAACGGTGATGGTGAGTACATGGGGCATATAACTCTTCAGCAGTTTGATGATCAAACTGGTAGATTTTTAGATTTACCAGAGCAATCTATTAACCTAATGGAATATATGCGAGGTCAAGATCCAGAAATGTATTTGGATGCAGCCGTTTATGAATTAGAACAAAAGACTATTGCTTCTAAGGCTGAAGCAAATAACAAGCTATATCAAGAGTGGAGTGCAGCTAATAAAGCAGAAAAGTAAGATATAATATGGATTTACCTAATGAACCAAATGTAGAGCAGGACTCTAAGGTACCAGGCGCAATAGATATTCCACCTTCTGTTCCTACAGATAATTTTGTGTTTCAACCATCTGACAGTTGGTTGGATACACCAATGACTCAGGAATTTACCGCAACTCTTGATCCTGACTATGTAGCGCAGATAGAACACTACAAACCTATCATAGATAGATATGCGCCTGGTTCCTTAGCTAATTTTAATACACCATTTCCAGGACAGTCTGTAAACCAATATAATCCTGTAAGCCAGCAGACTGCTCCTGATATCTCTACTGCAGAAGGAGCATTAAGAGATTTACAGATGACTTTAGATCAAGGCATGTCTGTAGATGCTATGGGTACTGTAAAGCAACGCAAGATTCAGGATCCAATATTTGCTTCTAGAAAAGCTTCACAGTTTGATAGATATTATGAGCATCCCAAGTTTGCTGAGTTAGGATTCCATCCTTATGCAAACAATGAGCAGTTTTATAATACTAACTCAGACATCTTTGATGATATGTCTAGGATGAGTGGTCAGTTTGGACAACTTGTTGGTTCTGGATTTATCAGTACATATAGAAGTATTGGAGATCTTTTTGATCAAGATGAGAGTTACTTTACCCAACCAGACCTCCAAACTGCTGATGAATTTGAAGAAGCTATGGCTATTGGTATGTCTACACGAGAAGGTGTGGGTGCATTTGCCAACAACCTGTTATTGAATTCTGGTTACACAGTTGGTATTATTGGGTCTATTGCATTAGAAGAATTAGTATTAGCTGGTCTAACTGCAGTAACTGGTGGTGCTGGTAGTGCTGCACTTGCTGCTGGTACGGCTAGGAATGTTGGTAGATTAGGGCAGGTTGTAGCCAACTCTTTTAAACTGCCACGACTAGCTAAAGCTACCCGGCAGATGCTGCAGACTCTTAACCAGACTGACAATGCTAGAGATTTCTGGAAGGCCACAAAGTCTGGTGAATGGGGTATCATGGGTACATTGTTTGCACCAGAGACTATGGCTGCTGTCAAGAGTTTAAAGACTGGTAAGAATGCTGCACAGAACTTAACCAACCTTGCTAAAGCTCAGAATGTATTTGGTGGTTTCTATAGAGACTTAAGAGCTGTCAACCTTGCTTTTGCTGAGAGTAAGCTTGAGGGTGGTATGGTTTATAACCAACAGATTCAGAATGGTTTAGCTATTCAAGAGGCTAAGGGAGACCTGAGTCCTGAAGCATTAGATCGTGTTAGAGAGGGTGCTGATAGAGCTGCCTTTGGTACTATCATGATGAATGCTCCTTTGATTTACTTCTCTAACCGGCTTGTATTAGATAATGCGCTGGGTGGATTTAATAAGTCTCTGGGTAGATTGATGAATGATAAGATTACCGGTGTAGGTAGAAAGATCATTCAAACCACCAAGACCATTGGTAAAGATGGGAAGATTGCTAGAGATGTCTTTGATATTGCCGAAGATGGTCTCAAAGGCTATCTAAAAAGAATGAAGGCTGCAGGCGTCAAAGGGTCATTAAGACTTGGTGCTGGAGCTAGCCTTAGATACTTTGCAGCTAACGTAGCTGAAGGTATTCAAGAGATAGGACAGGAAGCAATTGGATTTGGTACAAAGCAGTACTATTCTAATTTGATCAATGATCCTATGTATGGAGGAGCGGAGATGGTAGGTACTGCTATTTCTTCTGCTGTTGACAGTCAGTTCTCTGAACAGGGTGTTGAGACTTTCTTATCTGGTTTCTTGATGGGTGGTGTTGTACAGGGACCACAGAAGCTCTTGTTCCAAGGCATGCCGAATCTTTACACAAGAGTTGCTACACCTGAGAAGTATAAAGAGTATAAAGAGAACAAGAAAAAGTTTTATGACAGTCTGAAGGAGACTCACAACAAGGCATGGAATGCTATGGCAGAGGATCCTAATGCAGTGTTTGATCCTAACAAATTAAACTTCTTGGTTCAGAAGGAGGTAGCCGCTGAGATGAAGAGATCTGCCTATGCTGATGATCAGTTTGGGTTTATGGATGCTAAAGACTTTGGTAAGTTTCAGCAGATGTTTACCATCATGCAAAATGGAACTTCCGACCTGTTTAGAAAGCAGTTACAAGATTATCTAAACCTTACAGATGAAGAGCTAGTTCAAGCATTCCCTGTATCTAAGAACGAGGTTAAGTCTGGTAAGCTAAGGGAAAGAATTCAAGATATGATTACTCAGATAGATAAGACTGAGGAAGCATATAATAAGAATAAGGACAAGTTTGAGAATCCTTTTGATCCACAAAAATTTGACAAAGACTCAAGGGAATATCGTGATGAGCAGCTAAAGCAGATTGCCTATGAGCATGCTAGATATCTCTATATGTTTACAGAGGATGGTTTCAATAGAGCATTAGAGAGAGCTGACACAATCTATAATGAATTAGCAAGTGATCCTATCTTAAGTAAGATTGCTGCCAATGACATTACCGTGTTGCTTGATCAAGATACTTTAGCTAAAGAGGTTGAGACCTTGATGCTTGAGATTGCTACACTTGAGGATACTGGTGAGAATAAAAAACTTAAAGAGCAGAAACTTGAGAGGTTAACTAAGCTCCAAGCTCTTTATGGAATACTTTCAGATCCTGAGAATCTTACTTCTAAGGGTGTGTTTGATAGAAGAAAGATCAACAAGGTTACAAAAGCGTTTGAGGCATATGTACAATATCTTGCCGATACAAAGGATGGTTTTGTAGACAGAAAGCGGATCCAAGAAGTTCTTAAGAAAATTGTTGATTATAAGGCACTTAAGGGTAGAGCTCGGGTATACGATAAGGCTATCCAGTATCTTTCTAATCCAAAGAATCTTGATGATATTGTTGCAAGACAATATGAGATCAATAAGCAAATATTCAAAAGGAATAAGTCAGAGTACATTGAGAGGGTTAAGAAGTATGTAAATAAGAATGAGGCTAATACTCTATTAAATGAGTTAGTCAAACTTGGCGTATATCCAGATGCAGAACAAGCTACAGAGTTTTTAAAAACAGGTGATGTTAGATATCTATCAATCTTCTTTACTGAACAGGGTATGGTTGACCCTAAGTTTGACAGAGAGTTATACCAGCAGATTGTTGAGAAGCTTGATGTTTATAAGCAATCTACCGAAGTAGAGGAAGAGCAGACTGCAGAAGAGAAAGAAGTATCCGCTGATACTAAGAAGTCTACAGACAAGATTGATGAAGTCTTAGATAATGCTGGAGTAGATGCACCAAGGAGTCAAACCTTTGGGTCTACCAAGAAAGTAAATCCTGTAGGTAAAACCTTACTACAAAAACTCTACTTAAAGTATAGAACCAATCAAGCTAACTTAGCTAAGAAAGCTAAGAACTGGAGCTCATGGTTAAATACTAAAGAAGCCCAGGTTGCAAACAGAGCTTATGAGGCTTTAAAGCAGATGTGGTATGCAGAGATTGAGGGTAAGTATAAGACCCAGAAAGCTTTGGACGCTGCATATAAATCAGATAAAGGGTTTATTAAGTGGTTGGCTCTGCAAGAAACAAATCCCGATGTTATTGATATTCTTGAGGAGTCTGGTTTAGCTTTCTCAGATTTCTATAATACCTCTACATCAGAAGAAGTTGCAGATACAGTTGATGCTGAATCTTTTGACGGTGAGGTGGTTGAAGGTAATATCCCAGGTAGTAGTTATGTGATAGTAAAGTATAGTACTGTAGATGAGACTGGTAACCCTGTTACTTACTATCAGATAAAGACACGAGATAATAAAGATCTCTCTGATGAAATTGTGAAAACAGCAGGCATCAGTCCTGGCGCAACGTTTCCTACATTAAATAAAGCTAGTAAGGCTAGAGCCAAGTTGGAAGAGGAGGCTCCTGCAGCAACAACATTTGATTTTGATGGTGTTGAAGGGTTATACAGAGGAGCTACAGTTACAGACGAGAACGGTAAGGAGTATGTCATTACGTCTAGTGCTAAGAGTATTCAGAAGTATAAGAATCTTTCATTGATTCCTATAGATAAGGTTGATCTTAAAGGCAAGGAGAGAAAGGAGGCTACAATTATTGTGAAGCCTGGTAAGTTCAAGAACAACTACGAATTAGAGAAGATAGGTTTTGAAGCTCTTCCTAAGAATGTAAGTCGTTTAACTTTAGCTGAAGCTGTTAGAGCATATGGTCATCAGAATCGTAGAGGTAAAGCTAATGAAGAGAGCAGAGAGGATGCAGGTAAAAGAATTGATGCTATTGTTGAAACTCTTACTCCTGAGGAATTAGGGCAACTTGAGTTGGTTATAACCCGCAATCCAAATGGTGGGGAAGTAATTCAAGATGAGTTTGCATATGAAGATCAAGAGGCAAACCCTCTGATTTCCAGAGTTGTAGAGTTATATACTATAGGTCTGCGTATCTCAGATCCAGACATACAGAAGAAAGTTAATAAAGCCCTAAAAGAAAAGGGTATAGAGAAGAGTGATTCTTCTGAAGGGTTCTTTGCTTACATGCCTAACTCTAATGTACAGATCCGAAACGCTGAAGGTAAAGTAATTGATCCTAGACAGATTGATGATCAGACTGCAAAGAATACTTTCTTTAGTACGTTGCCTGTGCCCAATGCATTGAGCATTATTAGAGACAACTTTACTATCCAGAAAAACCTTATTCGTTTTGTTGCTGAAAAATTAGGAGATGCAGACTCTGTCACTATACCATACTCAGAGTTAGAACAGTCCGGTAATTTTTCTATAGTGCGTAATAATGGCAGTTTTGATTTAAACAGTGATCCCAAGTCATTAAAAGATCTGGCTTATCATACTGTAGACGGCAACATTATTATTCTTGATAATAGAAAGTTTGCCAGTAAAGAGGGTGAAGTAACGCGTAGGACAGATATTAAAACTAACATTGATGATGTAGATCAAGAACCTACAAATGAAAAGCTCAAAGAAATGCTTGGTGAGAGCCTTTACAATAAGGCTAGGAATATGGGAGCATACGTTGCTATCATCAAATCTCCTAATGGTCAGTATACCCTTGCTGAGTTGAAACCTACACAAGCTACTGAAGAGGAGGCTGTTGGTTTATTTGAAGAGCTTGTTAAACGAGCTGCTCAGACACGTCAAGAAAATTTGTCAGATCCGGAGGACATTACCTCTGATCGGAAGGATCTTTCCTACAATGTTGAGTGGAACAAAGATTTTAAGACTCGTTTATATATTAAGACTAAGCCTGGTTTTGATGTTCAGATTCAGGTTGATCCTTCTGGAAAGATTAGCCTTAATGTCTACGACAAGAATAAGGAAGAGCCTGTTCTAAAGCATACTAAGAAAAGTAAAGGCAAGGAAGGCAAGCCCGCTCCTATTGTTTTCCACCATTCTGCAATTGAAACTATTGTTGATAGTGGTGATTATGCTGCTGCACTAGACAATCTATTTGACACCTTCAACCAGCAGGAAGCGGCTAAGGCACTTGGTTTAAAACTTGAGAAGTCCAACATTAGTAAGAGTTTTGAGAAGCAAGCTGATGTTGATACCATTATTGAGAACACTACTACTACTCTTGATGATAGGGTTAGATTCAATTACAGACTTACGCTACAACAGGATTCTGCAGATATAGAAGCAGGCAGAAATGTTCCTGATCAGGTTGATGAGTCTAACAAAGAAACTAAAGAAGAACAGAAAGATAATGAGACTCTAGAGGAGAAGATAGAAAGAATGAGTCAAGAGAACGAAGCAGCTTCAAATGAAGCTGCTGAGACAGAAGATCCTGAAGTTCAAAATGAGTTAAGCATTAAAGAATTAAAAGCACTAAAAAAAGCAAGAAGGCTTGAGATAATTGAAGAGCAAAAGAACTTACCTAAAGATCAACGACAAAAGAATCTTAACAAGTATATTCAGAATGATCCTGAGATAAAAAGACTTACTAATCTAATTGCAAACAATTCTGCTAATAAGATTGTGTCACCAAATCTTTCTTTCTCAGACGTAGAGGACATCAATGTATTTAAGTCTTGGGCAGAGAATGCCTTGCCTGACTTTATTTCTATAGATGACATTACAACTCTAGGTGATAACCTCAAGGCCGGTGGTGTAAGAGTTGGCGCTTTTGTTTTGGATCTGCATGATATTGCCGGTAATACCACAGTTAAAGGAACAATCTACACTGGAGCCAGCAATCCATTTAGATATCATGAAGCATTCCACTCTGTCTTTAGACTTCTTCTTACAGATCAAGAGATAGATAAGTATCTGGGTATAGCGCGAAGAGAGGTGAGAGAAAAGCTTAGAAGGGAGGGTAAGAACTTTAAGACTGAGTTAGAAAAGTTTAGAAACTCTGCTGACACATATACTAATATGTCAGAGGCTAGATTGATTCAAGAATACTATGAAGAATATTTAGCAGATCAGTTTGAGTTGTTTAAGACTAACCCTAGAGCTACTCAGACCAGTAGTGAGAATAAGTCTTTGTTTACTAGAATTCTTGAATGGATTAGAGCTGTTCTTGGAAACTATACTAAGAACGAACTTACTGAGTTATTTGAGAACATTGACGCTGGAAAATATAAATCAGCATCTACTGTAATAAACAGATTTACAGATGCTGCTATACAAGGTGTAACTATCCAGGCTAATGCCCTTCTTCCATATGATGAGATTAAGTCTGATGACGGCACCTCATACAAACTATATATATCTGCTGAGGCAGCAAGTAGTTTAGTGCGTAGCATGTCGGCTATCTATATTCAACGAGAGGAGAATAATACAGATCCTAATAAGACTAGAGATAATCTTCTAGACGAAGTAATAGAAGACTTTCAGAAGTTATATGACTGGCAGGATCCAATGAATGAAGATCTTGATCCTGATCAGATTGATTCAATGTTGAACTATGAGTCTGTCTTTGTTGGCTATAGAGATGCTCTAAAAAGATCTTTGAAAAAATATCTTGCTCTGGTAGATATAAGCTTTGATGAGCAGATCTATGTTGCAGAGCAGAAGGAAGACAATGAAGGATTAAGAGGTGTTGATGATTGGGACAAGGATGCATCCTTGATTGGGGGCTTTAGTTCTTTATCTGCAAGCTTGCGTAGATTCATAATGAGTACAACTGTGGCAGAGAGTGATGTCTTTGGTCACACTGAGGTAAAGAAGGGTGAGAAACTTATTGTACCTGTAAACTTTAATGAAGCATATAATGGTTTATTAAAAGCTGTAAGAAGTACAACAGATCCTGGTGCGCTTTTACGTCAGATGTATTTGTTTGGTCAGAATAATCCACAGACCGAAGCTGTTGTTAATAGACTCTTTAGTGCAATTGGAGTTACTTATGAACAGATATTAACTGAAGAGAACTGGGAATCTGGTGTAAAGAGACCTTTGTTCTTTAACTCTGTCATCAAAGGATTGGAGAATTTCCGTGTTGACTACTTATTTATCCATAGAGACTCTGGTAGTGGTAGGATCTATACCTATAGTGCTGCAAATAGAGATGATGCAAATACTCAGATAGACAGATGGGGTCAAGCTTATTCTAGATTATACCGTGATAAGCTTAGAGTAGATGGAGCGTTTAGGACAGAAGCTGTGAATTTCTTAGATAGATTCTATAGACAGCTTGGTAAAAATCCTAAAAGTATGACTGATCAGAAGCTTGATGAAGAAGTAAGAAAGCTTCAGACAGGTTTCAGAGAGTATTTAGGTATACAATTAAGCAGGCAATATCTTGAGCTTCACTTTATAAATAGACTACAGAATCTTACAGATAATCAGACTCTTAGGAAAAAGGAGTTTAAAGATGTTGTTACACTAGATCAAGAGGATGTAAGTAACATGAAGGCTGCTGTAGAGAATAATGAATATCTGTTCAGCACTTCTGATACAGGCATGCAAGGTGTCCTAAAAAGAATATCATTATCTAATGCTCCTTTTGATGAAACTGTAGGTGCTTCTGTATTTAAGAATGCTAATGGTGATTTAGTATTTGCTCACCAGAAACCAACTCTTCATTTAAAAAAGGTAGCTGCATTAAATGGAGTGGATAAGCTGGAAGAGCTGAGAGAGAAAGAAGAAATAGAAGGTGTAAGATATCTAGAGAATAACTATCTTTTGAATGATCCGGCTTTCAAAGAGATGTCTTTAGAAAGAAGACTAAAGGTCACTAGAGTATCAGGGTCTAAGGTAGGTAAGATTGAAGCTGGCGAGGATGGTATTGAAGAACAGGGTAGGTCTGAAGGAAAAACCTATGGTGATTTTACAGCAAAGGAATTTGCTGCAGCTTTGGTTAATGCCTATACGAATACATTTAATGCAACAACAGGTAGGTTAGATGGTGAGATTACTATCATCAACGATGAAGGTAAGGAAGAAAAGGTGGCAGTTGCACCAGTTCTTATCCGAGTAATTGAAGCATCTAACACTGGTGATATGATGGAACTACCAGTTATCAAGGCTGTAGAACTTGCTAAGAATGGAAGAGTTGAGTTAACTGACAAGGCTATGCAAGCCTTTGTAGATAACATCAAGAATGAGTTTAAGAGGATTCAAACTGAGATCTCTCGTAATCCTGCAGATAAAAGAAATATTGAGGATTACTACAAGACTGAAGAGGGTAAAGAAGTTGGTAGAAGTGTAACGTTTCATGAGAACGGCACATTGCTTCAGCCTGCTAAAGAGATTGATGTATATTCAAGATCTGCCACTTTTGTAACATCTGCTACTGCAATAGAAAGATTACGTGAAGGGACGCAGAAAGCCCTTCTTTACGCAGAAGACACTGCTAGAGATGTTATCAAGTTTTTAGATACAGATGAGTCCAGACAAGCATTTATCCAAGAGTATAAAAACGAAAAGAATAGAATTGAAACCGTTGTTAATAACTTAGGAAAGGTAAAGGTTACCAAAGAGAATAGGGAGGCAATGATAGAATTGCTTGGAGATGCGATATCCAATGAAGAAACGGATCAGTATAAATATTCTTACACTCTTGGTACAGCAACATATTACTTAGAATCAAGAGACTTAGCAAGATTTTTAGAAGGTAGAAAATCTATGTATGTCTATGTTTTGAGTGATGAATCATTTGCTGGAACTAAAGAGAGTGAGGCAGATCAAGCACTAGAGGAAGTTGGCTTGACTCCTAATAACCTCAGAGATTATAAGACTGAGATTGAAGAAGCTATCAGAGAGAATCCTGAGTTGAGTTTTGAAGAGGTAATAGAGTCTCTAGGTGGTATGGAATCCTTTGAAGAATTCTTGAGGTATAGACTTGATATGGAGTTTAAGAACTTTAGGGACCGTGCTAAGTCTCTTATGCCTGAGAGTGAGTATAGTAAGTATATAACGTCAGGTCTTACAACAAAGGCTGGTGTTTCTAGTGGAGAGACTGCATTATCCGCTAAGAGATTAAATCTTGTAGAAGGCAACCTTGAGCATAATTTGAAGCAGATCTTCTTTAATGATTTCATAAACACTAGAGCCATAAATCAAATATTGCTTGGTGATCCTTCGATTAGTTTAAAGGACGCAGTAGATGCTGTAAAAAGAGCCAAGATGCAGAACGCGGCTTATGATAGTGCAGCTAGTATTATCAGTGCTCCAGAATACGGCGTTGAACATCCTGTACAGCAGATGAATCTATTTGGTTTTACAGAACCTAAAGTAGCTGCTACGCACAACCCAGGAGACGTTACTAAGAATGCAGATGCTCAGCTGTGGCTTACCTTAAAGTCCTTTAGGTATATGTGGTTTGGTCTTGGTAAGCTGAGTGCAACACAAGCTCAATTATTAGATAGAATTGAAAAAGGTGAAGACATTCCGTATGAGGAGCTTTTAGGCAATGCAGATAAATCTAATGAGAGTTTTGCCAAAGTAAAGGCAATGCTAAACTCTAAGAAGTTTGTCTATGGTGATGGGAAAGTATTTGTAAAGATGTCTGCTTTTACCCTTACCAAGTCATTTACATCAAGACAGGATGAGAATGGAAACTGGGTACCCAGAGCAAACAAGCTTGCTCTTCACAACCTGAGAGTTAAGATGGAGCAGTTTGAAGAAGCTCAATGGGACAATGGTAACGGTGTAGGTACTATTGCAATGGCTGCACCTGTCTCAGCATTAAAAATGATGAAGGAGAATATTCAATCTATTGATTCAGTATTAGCTACCGACACTCCTTTTACAGCTGAACAATCCATGCAGCTTGATGCAAACTTTATGGGTCTTCAAACAGTGAACCCATCTAACAAACTTATAATTACTGACCCTAACCAGATTAAGACAATTGTTACTTCTGAGCAAAAGGATGATACTGAAGTTATTCTAAATGATGAACTTACTACTATTGGTAAGATTAGGAAGAAATATAATAAAGCTATTCGTGATAGGGTAAGCTTAAGATATGCTACTAAGAGAAATCTGATATTTGATTTTGACGTTGAGTATGCAATGGAGGCATTGGGTAGAAGTAAAAAGTCTGGTAAAATAGAACCAGATCTTTATGTATACCTGCAGTATGCTAGATCTGCTCTTGAAGCATCTAACTCTACAAGTAATATTCTTGAGATGTTCTCTGTTGATAAGAACGGTCAACAGAAATATAATCTGAATAATCCTCAAACTGTTAAGAAGTTTGAGCAGCTGTTCTTGTCATTCTTCTCTAAAGGTGTATTTGCCGAGAAGACTACAGGTATGAGTGTTGCTTTAGTATCTGACTACGGCGCAAGAGTTTATAGACGAGTATTCTCTGTGGATGAGAATGGAATGCCAGATAAGCATGAGGTTATTAGAGAAAATGTTTGGGAGCAAATGTCAGATAAACCTGATGTTGTTTTTAATATTGATGATGGAGAGAAAGCTCAAGATGATAAGAATCTTACAGGTCTTGCTGCAGCTATCAAGAAGGCAGGCTCTAAGGGTGTGGTTATCATTGACCGTCTAAGATCCAACTTGAAAGAGTATGATTCTAAGGGTAAATACACGGGTCAAAGATATTCTGAAGGTATGCTACCTGCTCACTATACTGAAGTTGGAGACTTGATTGCAAACTCTGATAGACCAATTCCAGATGTTGTTGCTAAAATGTTTGGAGTACGTATCCCTTCACAGGATAATCACTCAACAATCAATATTAAACTTGTTGATTTCTTACCGGGATTCTATGGGTCTTCTGGTATTTTTAGTAGAGAACTTATTGAGATATCAGGAGCTGACTTTGATATTGATAAACTCTACATCCAGAGTAAGAACTTTTATGTAAAAGATGATGAGTTTATAGAGTATGGTAAGGCCAAGACTAAGAATGGTCAGTATCAAGACTACATTACTGCTATGAATGCCAGCGTTAAAAAGCCTGGTTCAGACTTAACCCAAGCATTAGATAGGTTTAGGAGGTTTGGAGGTAAAAGACAATTTACTAAAGCTCAGCGTGATAAACTTTTAAAAGCAGGATTCACAGAGAATGCACTTAAAGCATTGAGCGCAACCGGATTACCTATAACCTATGCGGAGTATCAAGATCATAAAGAAAACTATGGGGAACCTTATGAAGAGGCTATTGATAATGATGTATTAGACTACAAGTTTGCTCTTATGGGTAATGAGTATGTTACTAATACACCTGATGCTGAAGTTCCAATCTCATATGAGCCTGCAGACCTTAAACCTTTGACCGAGACATTAAAGAAATTGGCTGAAGAAGTACCTTACTTCAAGAATATCATAGACAATGAACAAATGGATGTCGATAACCTTCTTGGTAAGCTGTTAAGTTTTGCAGCTAACAAAGAAGGAGCTGCAAATATTGGATCAGTTGTACTGCCAAACTTGTATTTAAACTTGCTCCAAGAGTATGATGTCAAAATTAAACACATTAAGCAGGGTGGTCAGACAATTACTGCAAACCTTAGGTTAAACGATCAAACCTTTAATGACTTTGGAGTTACCAAGGATGATATTGGTCAATATAGAACTCAGTATGTAATTTCTGCATTGATTACAGCAATGACGGACAACGCCAAAGAACGTCTGGCAGCTAAGCTTGGTTTGAATAAAAACGCATTATCTGTAGTAGCTAACATGACAGCATTGGGTGTACCTATTAAGACATCTATTCTTCTTGTTAACCATCCTATTATTAGAGCTCTCTATTTTCAGGCTATAAATAAAGAAAAAAAGACTTCTCCCGGAATTGCTACATTAGTTTCAGACCGAATGAGCGATCTTATTAAGGCTTATCCAGAACTGGAAGAAAATATACCTCAAGTCAATGATGATCTTTTAATTCAAGAGATAGATAAGAATAGATCTTTGATGACGGTAGAGACTCTCACGAAAGCAGTAAAAGAAGAAGAGGAGATTACAAAAAGTGACGTTGCTGAGGAATATGCTATTCTAAAACAGTTTCAAATAGCTCATAACATCAAAGAGTATACTAGTAATATTGGAGCGATTCTAAGTCTTACTAAAGGGTTAGGTCAAGATCTGACTAGTGTGGATGAAACTCATCAACAAATTGAAAACTTAGGTTTATATCTTGATTCCAAAGATTATGCTATTTATGAAGAGACTAGAATTAAAAGCCAGCTTCCTGCTATAGATGTAAGACCTCTTATGAAAGACACATGGCAAGGAAGGTTTTTAGAAATCTTTAATGAGATTAACGATACTGTTTTGCCTGCGGTCATGCTTACTCGGACACCAATCTTTAAACAGGTATACTTTAATCTACTCCGTAATATTGATAACTATAAAGCGGCAAGAGATACTAGATTTAAAGACAAGTTAAGGGTAGACCTTTTAGCGTATCTAACTATCAAGGGGTACGAGCATAACATGATGGAGGAAGATTCAAAGCATGCTGGATCTTTAAATAATAGTATGATATACCCACAGCTAGAGGGGGAGAAAATTACAAACGTAGTTGAAAAGTTAAGAAAGGAGTATCCTGGAAACTTCTTCTTAGAGAGTTTTGTAATTCTAAACCGAGCACGTCAGGAGGGTAATAAGATAGGTATTGATGCAGCTGAGGCTAATACATTTAACAGAATGAGTGATTCTGATAAGATGGAGCTACAGACATCCTTTGCCATAATCTATGGTGATCCTGAAACAAGACCTGAGGCAATGAAGCTTATTCATTACATGATGGTCAAAGATGGATTGTCATACAGAAGCGGAAGCTTACTAGATGCTATTACACCATTTACATATGAGAAGTTTTTGAATCAGATCAATACTGTTCAGAAAGCTGTAGGTAAAGATAGTACTGCTGAATTGTTTAGCGGAACTTTTGGTATGTCTCTGGATGAGTTGACTAGAGAATTCATACAAGGTTACATGGGTCACGTTAGTACAAAAGATAATCTTGCTACTATTAGAAGTGGTGTAAAAATCTATAATCCTTTCCAAGGTAAAGTGGAAGTACAATCTAAGATTTATACCCCTCATCAACTTGAACGTAATGAGAATACTCTGTACATCTTTGGTGATAATGCTGCTCAGAATGGTCTCGAAGGAAATAAAATAGCTAGGCAATATGGTAATAGCTTTGGCATTCCTTATAAGAAGCTTCTCTCAGATGCAGAGGGCACCTACTATACAGATGAAGACATTGACGATTACACTGTAATGTTGGAAGAGACATTCGATGTCTTAGAGCGTTTAATGAATCAGTATGATACTACAGTTTTCCCACAATATATCATACCTAAAAGTGAGCTCAAGAATATTGAGAAGAATAGCCCTAAAGTTTTTAAAGAACTAAAGGCTGCATTAAAGGTAAGATTTGGTTATGATCTTCTTGGGAGTAAGAGCAAGCCTAAGCCGGCACAAAAAGCTAAGGGTTATGTCTATATAGATAAGAGTACAGACACATCTAGATTGATTATGAGTGTGAAACCTGGTATGCAACCTTTAGTGACAGATCAAAGGTTTGCTAGACGCCGCGTTTCAATAACAGGTTCTGATCAAAAACAGAGAATGAAGAATGAAGCCAAGATAGATGAAGCATTTTCTGGACTAAATGGTTTTGGAACTAGAAATGTTAAGTTAAAACTGAAGGATAAGGATTCTTACTTTAAAGAGTTTGTAGTAAAAGAGATAATAAGAGTTAATATAGGTAGTAAAGATGCACCAAAATATGTATATTTTAGATTAGCAAAGTTTCAAAGTGCTGTAGAGCCTACACCTAATATGTTACCTAGTGCTAACTATGCTGAGTATGTTGAGTTTGATCCAGAATTTTCTAGAGGTCAATGGGCTGGTGGTTTTATGTTTGGTGAAAGCGTATCTAACAAAGACATACAGAAGTATATTAAGGAAAACAATGATGGGCTGGGTACTATTCTTGATGAGGATATAGATGCTGCTTTAGATAACATTGACTTTGATGGAGATCCTAGCCAGAATGCTGCTAGTAAGAATGCTGCTGATGGAATTAAAAGCGGTCTTCCTGTAGATTATGACGGTAAGAATGTTAATGTTGGTGGTAAACCTGCTGATCAAGTATCAGACAAAGATGTAGATGCGGCTGCTGATCAGGCTGCTGACCCAGAGAGAGACCCGACACCTGAAGAAATAGACGCAGGTAATGCTGCTCTTGCCAGTTTACTAGGTAATCTTGGACCATCAGATGAAACTACCTATCCTGAGTTAACAAGCTTCTGGGATGAAAACATTCAGCAGGATAAGGATGCCTTAGATAAGTTATCTAATCAAGGAATTAATAACTTAGAAGATTTTATAGATAAGTTTAAGAATGGCATTTATGCAAATGAGGAGGCTTATATAGATCAAATTAAAAAGTGTATAATTTAAGTTATGGCTAGATGTCCAAATAGAAATACCCCGGAGTATAAAGCGTTGATGGGAGTATTTAAAACTAACCTGGCGACAGATAATGTTATCAATGCCTGGCAAGATTTGAATAAGAGTGAGGCTTTTCCTACAGTAGAGGAGGCTAATGAGTTTATGAGCCGAAACAAAACTCTATATGCGTTAAAGCAAAGAGAGTTTGGTGAGGCTCTATTAGGTAATCTTAGCAGGCTTAGGTATATCAGCCGGTACAAGGACAAGTACTATGTCAATAACTCTGCTATCTCCACCTGGGATAATGAAACTTGGGAGTTCAACCAGAAAGAGTTGGAGAAGAATCTTACTCTTATTAAAAGATACCTGCGTGTAAATAATATTCCAGAGGCTGCTGTAGAGATCAGAAAGACAAAAAGGAGTTATGAGATCTCAGTCAAGGATAATATGTTCTCACCTAGAGATATCATAGAGATAGAAAAGCAGAGAACATCTCCACGTTCTCATGCACTTCTTGAGCATCTAACAAAAATCACCCCTGGTTTGAACATTGCTGTAATGACAGTTGGTGAGGCAAGAGCTTTCTATGAGTCATTACCAGAGGAGCAGAAAGCTAATGTACCTTTTGATAAGGTCAAGTCTTTCTTTGTGAAGGATCAGGTTATCCTTATTAAGGGAAGAACTAGTAATGAAACAGCAATAGAAGAAATACTTCATCCATTTGTTGACGGACTACTAATTGATAACCCTGAGCTATTTGACTCTTTATTAAAAGAAGCCAAGACAAACTTTCCTGTACTCTGGCAAACTATTCAAGATTCATATTCTGATCGTAGAGGGTTTACGCTGCAGCACAGAAACTTAGAATTAGTTACACAAGCACTTTCCAGGCACTTCAATAAAGAATTTGAGACCACTCCAACCAAGTCTTTTAAAGAGAAGATCAAAGAATTCTTAGAATGGTTTGCTAGCATAATCAAAGACTTCAACAAGTATCTTACTGGTGTAGACTTAGTTATCAAGCCTAGTATGATCAAACCCAATGCAACTTTAACTGATATAGCTAAGCTGATAAATACATCAGATATTACTCTTCAGGTTGATAGGGTTGCTGATTCTAAAGTCCGCTATAGTCTCTCTCCTGAAATGCAGTCAACTCTTGATTATGCATTAAGACAAAGCAATGAGTTACAACAGGCTGTAATAAAACGCATGTTTAATGCTGCTATGCTAGCTGAGACGGAGTTTGATAGTCTTACAGTTAGTGATGCTAATCCTTCAGAGACTAGCAGTCTTGTAGCTTTTCATGAGGCTGATCATTCCTATATGGATATAGTAAATGGTGAGCCTTATCTCTCTACTACTACAGCAATCAAAGGTAAGATGGACCCGGAGAAAGAAGCTGAGGTCCAACTTAATCTAGATATAGGGAATGAGTTTGACATGATGCTTACTGCTATTGCATCAGATAAACTATTTGAAGATATCAAAGATCAGATCAAACTTCTTGATCCAGTCAAAGCAGAAGCTGCATATTCAACCTTGCATGCAATGTATAGGGCTGTTACACCTGAAGGAGCTGTGGCTATTCCTCAGGTTGTCTTGCATGATAGAGAAAGTAAGATTGCCGGACTTGCAGATCTTATAGTTATTACTAAAGAAGGTAAGATCAGAATTGTTGATCTAAAGACCAGCAAAAACTTTGTTAGAAATAATGAGAGTTATGATGGTACAAAATGGGACTTACCATCAACATCACTGTTAAAGAGAAAAGGTTTTGACAAACTCTCAACTAAGCAGCAACATAACTTACAAGTGGCTATCTATAGAAGGATGGCTCAGAACATGGGTTATGAGGTTGACCAAAGTGAGTTTGCTTTAACTACAATCCACATCAAAGTTGATATAGAAGGTAAAGGAAAAGACCAAAAGTTCTTGGGAACATTCCAGGTAGATGATCTAGTACCTCATGCACCAAGTCAGAATCTAAATATGGTGAACGCTCTTGTTCCCTTATTTGTAGATCCCGAGGTTAAGGAAGAGCTAGATGAAGAAGCTTTACTTTCTGATGATACACCAATTGATGAGAAGACCTTCTTAGATGAGGACGAAGCTAAGATGGATATGCTTGATTCAGCTGGTCTAACTGAGTATGCTGTAATTGGTGGTGCACTGGAAGCCTACAAGGGTGCTCTTATTAAGAAGCAAAAGGCTCTTGAAATGATCCGCAGTAACATCTTTATGGACAGAAGTAAAGATGAGACTAGAGAATATATCTTCAACTCAATTGCTGCTATTTCTTTAGCCCGATCACAAGACGGGAAGGTGCAGAGTGCCTTATTTACACAGCTCTTGAAAGACGGTCTACGTGAGGTTAGAAAGTTTGTCCAGTTTATTGAAGACCCACAAAACTTTGGTAAGCCCGAGTATATCAGCTATGCTCTGAACTTTGATAGATTTATTGAGACATATAGAGGTCTGTATAGTTTACAAGATACCGGGGATCTTAACGCTACCCAAAGAAGTTTGATTCTAAACTTTCAGATAGAGCTGAATAAACTTAAGGGTGATAAACAAACTGAAGGCATCATTGATGAAGCTATTACCAACTATAGTAGAGAGATAGTTAAGAGTACCTCAAGTAAAGAGTTTACTGAGGCAGAGCTTGATGACCTCTTTACTATGGTTCAAGATATAAGCTACCTTGAGTATCAGACCGGAGATCTTGCTACATCCAAGGATACAATCTTGGCTGTGATGGACAAGATATACAAGGCTAAGAAACAAGAGCTTCTAGATAAATTAGAAACCAGAGACGCTTTAATACGTCAGAAGGCTGCCCGTTTACAACGCTTATCTCCAAATACAGATCCTCAGGAACTATATAAGTTCATGATTGAATTTGATGAGGATGGAGTTCCAACAGGAAGTTATGTCCAAAGACTTGGTAAGAACTACTATGGTAAGTTACAAGAGTTAAGAGAAAAGCTTTTTGATGAGAATGGTCAATGGAAAGAGTATAGGGATGTAACAGATCTAGACACCGCATCAGATGCAGATATTGCTTTCAATAAGGAATTATCAGAAGCTAGAGAAGAGTATGGTAACTTCTGGAGAGCTGAGACAAAAGGTTTAGAGGGTAAACCTATATCGGGAAACTACCACTACTACGATAAGAAGTTTACAGATGAAAGAAAGAAGTATGAGTACTACGTAGCTGCAGGAAAACACGGATACTGGAAGAAAAAATCATCTGTCACTAAGAAAGAGTACGCAAAGTTTGTTGCAAAGTATTATGATGAAGTTGAATACAGCAAGGCTATAAAAGATGAGTTTGGTCAGTACACAGGTCAGATTGTACCTGGTATGACTATATACTCACCTAAGAAAAAGTTTAGACTAGTAAAGGATACAGGTAGAGATGGGGTAAATCTTCTCAGTGATAAGTATAAGTCTATTATGGAGAATACTGACACAGAGCTAGGTAGAGCCCAGAAAGATTTCTATGAAACATTTGTAAGACTTTATGAGAAAGAATTACTAGAGAAACTTCCAATGGGTCAGCGTGATCAGATGCTTGGAAGGATTCCTTTGGTTAGAGCTAGGATGTATCAGAATCTAAAGGAGAAGCCAAATCTTGTTACAAGGCTATGGACTAAGATGAGTCGCTCAGTTAGAAATCTAGTAACAGAAACAGCTCAGCAAAAAGTAGTTATTACAGATGAAGAAGGCAACCTAGTAGACTCATTACCAATCTTTTATACTGGTAAGGCTAGAGTGGAGGGTGAACTAGAAGAAGTCATGGCTGAGATTGATGCCTTGAATCAAGAGAGGAAGGATGGCAAGATTAATATAAATGAATATAAGCAAAAGAAGAAAGTCTTAAATGGCAGAAGATCAACTTTAGAAAATCAACCAACGTTAGGTGAGTTAAACTTAGATCTAGGCACTGCTCTGATAAAGTTTAATGCTATGGCTGAGCATTATGAAACCATGGCTGAGGCAGAAGATACATTAAAAGCTTTAGTGAAGAGCCTTGAGGCTAGAACATATCAACCACCAGGGAGCAAGGAACTTTATACGAAAGTTAAAGGCAAGCTTGTTAAGGTGGGTGATAACACTAAAGAGTCTAACATAGTGAAGCGGGCTAAGAAGTTTATGAACATGGTCTACTATGACAATGAAGAAATTACAAGAGGCTTCTTTGACAAGGTTGCGGATGGATTAATTAGCTACTCCTCACTATCTTATGTGGCATTTAACCCATTTGGTAACTTTAATAACTATGTGCTGGGTAGGCTTAATAATAATATTGAGGCTCTTGGTGGTAGATTCTTTGATAAGAAAGCATATGCTCGAGCAGTATTTGAGTTTAATAAAAGAGCACTTCCAGATCTTATTAAGAGAACATCTAGCCCTGATGTAGTAAGAAAGCTTGGTGATATAGCCACACTTAATCAACTAAATCTATCTGCTGGGTCAGCATATGATCCAAGAAAGCCCTTTAGCAAGTATGAGGCTTTTGTAGATTTATTTAGAATGATGGACTCTAGCTCTGATCTACGTGAATCAGGAAGACGAGCAGATAAAGCGCAAGACTCTTGGTATGATAAGGCTTCTGAGTTTGGGTACCTTCTGCAGGATGCCGCAGAATATAATGTTCAGACTAAGGTTGGTATGGCTATGCTTATGGATACGCAGATGCTTAATCCAGATACAGGTGAAACTTTATCCCTCTATGATGCCATGCAGTTTGATGGTGAGACCCAAACTTTGAAACTTAAAGATGGATTTACCCAGGTAATTAAGAAGAATGGTCAAACTGTAGAATACAATGATCAGTTTAGATACCAATTGAGAAATGAAATACGAGAGGTAAACAAACAGATTCATGGTAACTATGCTAGAGAAGATAGAATGGTTCTTCAGTCTCATGCTGTTGGTAGATTGGCTGCACAGTTCCACAAGTGGGTAGCGCCTGCAATCAAAGCAAGATTCCGTCCTGAATACTATGATGAGAACTTAGGATATATGGAGGGTAGATATCTGTCTTTCTTGAAGTTCACAAAGCATGCATTCGGCGAGATAGTAAAAGGAAATATGGAGTTCTCTAAGTATGGTAAAACATTCATGGAGGACTATGGATATAAAGAGGATGGTTCACAGTCTGATCAGTATGCAACTAACAAACTCTTAAATACATATAGAGTTCTTGGTGAGATTGCTATCATATTCTCTACGATTGCAGTAAGTAACATTTTACAGATGATGTTCTCTGATGATGATGATGATTCAGATTTTGAGAAGAGAATGGAGAACTTCTTAATGTACCAGGCGGATAGAACATATAAGGAACTTATCCTCATGGTTCCTATTTCACCAGATAGCTGGACTCAGATGTATCAAATGTTTAAGTCACCAATTGCTGCTACAAGAACTCTTGGAGAATTTGGAGAAGCTATATCATTAACAATGCGTACCCCGGTTGCAATGTTATACTATGATGATAGAGAGTTTTATGGAAACTCAAGCTATGTATACCAGAGAGGAACTAGGGCTGGCGAACTTAAAGTACGGAAGGCTTGGGGTGATGCTCTACCAATTATCTATGCTATTCAGAAGTATGCAAATCTGATTCAAGAGCGAGATTTCTTTATTAAGTAATATATTGCAGACCTAAGTATTAAGCTATGGCAGATGATGTTTTTATCTACTGGGGTGGATTAGATGATAAATTCACCGATAAGGATAACAATACTCAGGATGATGATGATGGAGATATTGACAACTAGTTAAAATCCAGTTGCCAGTATAGTTTTCCAGAGAGCACAGGCTTCATATCTTGATTTAAACCAAGACCAAGAGAATATGCTTTCTGATTGCGGCTTCTATAAAGAAGCTCTCCTCCAATATATTCAATCTGCTGAGGTGTGCCTTGTAGACCAAGACCCCAATAGAACTCTCTATTGTTTATATAGATCTTATCAGTTATTGTAGTTCTAGGAAATAACAACTCGTAACTAAGAGATCTAGATTGAATCTTATTCTGTGATACAGAATCCTGGATAGTGATAGTAATACTATCCAGCTTAGTTGTGTCTTGGTAGAAGTAGGTTGTGAAGTAATCCTGTAAGATTGCGTTAGTATCTACAGGTACAGTGAATGTATCCCACTTAGTTCTCCATCTAGTTTTCCACTGAGGTTTGTAGATAATAGTATCTACCTTTACAGTATCCCACTCAGTTACCGTATTAGTAATAACCTTTGGTTCTACCGGTTCTTTATAGTCTATGTAGTCCTTAAAAAACTGAGTGATCAACATTATGATAATGATGATTCCTGCAATACCTGTTGTGCTGTTTGTTCTCATATATATAAGATACAATAAAAAAGGGCCCGAAGGCCCTTAGTTATATAGGAAATCCATAATATAGTTTCTCAATCCAGCACATTATTGAATCTCACACGCCCCTCCTGCACAAGCTAATTCTCCAGTCAAGTTTGTTTCATCTTTTTCTTCAATAACCTTGGACAGATCAATATCATTTAGATACTGCAGCATGTCTTCATACTGTGCCTGATCAATGTCTTGGAAAGGTGCTTGCTTGTATGTACCTCCATTGTATGGCAGTACCGACAGACCATTGTAGCTATTGCGATTCTCCCACATCCACTCACCAGCTTTGTCCCACTCATCTTCTTTAAGTGAGATAGTTGCTGATACATTGTGTGTGTTAGATCCTGTTCTATGACCGGGCTTGATCCACTCCGTAAAGACGCGCTTTACTCTGTCTAATAAATCAAATGGAGACTCTGTTCTTAGAATTGCATCTTGTGGTGCCTTCTGAGGTATGCTAATTACAGCAGTAGTGTGAGGGTTAAAGTACTCATCTTCAACTAGTTGTGGAATATTAGCAGCAAGATACTCATAGATAGCCTCTGTCTTACCGACTCTGAGTGTACGAATGTAGTAGTCATTATGCCATGCATGAATGCCAGAGCTAGTACCTAAAGTAAGAGATGTTGTACCTGCTGGCTTAACTGTTGTTGTTCTTGCAGACTGGTTGATACCAATCAGCTTTGCAATACGAGTGTTCTCTTTTTTAACAACCTCAGCAGCTTCTGTCATATCATACTTAAGTACAGCGCCGGAGCCAATACCTGTCATAGACACACCAATCAAGGCATCTTTCTCTGTGGTATCTCTCCAAATATCTCTGAGATAGTGGAAGTCTGTATACCCAGCTTGTAGTGTACCAATGAATGAGGCAGCTTTAACTCTAGCATTAAGATCTTCCTGAGACTCAATATTAGATACGTTTACTTCACAGAGATTGCAGAACTGGAATGGGCGTAGAGCAATCTCACAACAAGGATTAGTTCCCCAGTCTTTATCATTATTAAAGTAGACACCAGGTTCACCAGCACCACTTGCTTCTACACGTTTCCATAGATCCATAAAGAATGATTTAGTGATCTTGTGTCTCATCAGGACTGCAGAGTTGTTTGCCCTACCACGCTGAGGATTGAGTTCCCACCAGCTACCAGACTTACAAGCAATCATATCACTATCATCTGCAGAGAACAAAGAGATCAATGCTGCTCTACGAATACCTCCAGCAAGTACAGCATCTGCGATATGACAAACCATGTCATGTACCTCAATGGTAGACAGGCTATCACCATCTTCTTTAGATTCAAGAATGCCGGTGAGTTTAACAAGACATTCTTTTAATGGCTGAGGACCAGGAGCCTTACCACCAGATGTTACAAGCCTTGCACCTTTAGGACGGATGTCAGAGAAATCAAATTCAATCCTAGAACTTTTACCATTTAGGTAAGACTTCATAAGCATCTTAACAGCATCAGCCCAACCTTCAATAGAGTCATTGATCAGATACCTCTTCTTTCTCTTAGGGTAAGGTTTATTGATAGGAGGAAGTTTAGATACATGATGTTCTTGTACAGAATATCCTACACCTGTTCCACCAAGCAGAAGGAACATAATTTCACTAAATGCATCTGTGTGATCTATGGGTAGATACGCACAGTTATAGATTCTGTTTGGTGAGATTTCAATTGGCTTACCACCAAACTGCATGCTTCTCATAGATGGCAAGACTTTCTTATCATATACAAATCGGTAGACATCTTCAATCTCTTCCTTTAGAGAAGGATACTTCTTGATGTGCATATTCTTATTTCTTGTGACCAGTTCATCCCAAGTTTCTCTTCTATTAAGTTCAGGGATATAACGGGCGTATTTCATGTAGACAGTGATCTCACTTAGAATCTGATTGTTTAATTCCATTTTACCTATTTATTTATGATGTTAGAAAATAAAAGCTACCGGTGTGGTAGCTTCTAAAGTGTATAATCAATATACTGAAAAATTGTTTCACAGGACAAATTAATTGTCCCAAAGCATATGCGTATATGCAATTTTAAAAAAGATGAAACCTAGTTCAATACCAATCACTGGTCGATAGATATCATCATCACAACAGACCTTACAGTTAATCACTCTAAGACCAATAAGCATCTGCTGTGGAAGCAGTTCCAAACTGAACCTATGGTAGAATGTGTCTTTGGTTACACTGTCCATATTTGTTGGGGTTTTATTTTAGATTAGACGATTTTCTTTGTATATTATTACTAAGAGCATCTTCTATATGTAGATGCTAATGTAATGATATTTGTTTATGTTTTCACGAATTCAGGATATTCTGACGTATTACGATTCAGAACCTACAGAAATTACACATGGCTTCATATGGCTAGTGTTCTTTCCTATCATATATACGATTGAGCATTCATTCAATCCAGTTGTTATCCTAAGTGTGATTATAGGTTTTTGTGCGATTTATGCTACATCCTATCTCACATTAAGAACACGCAAGACTCTGGCTATGGCAATGTTTTTATTTTCTCTGATTGCCCTGGTCCTATTCTTTACTAAAGGGGGTTATGAATGTCCTACACACTGGGGGTGGGCTTTAGTTGCATTAAGTGCATTTTTTAATTTAAAGAGAGTTTCTAATCACTACTATAGACAAACTTGTAAGCGATGAAAGAAATGGATAGCATCACAACGATCATCATCACATTAATTACAGTGTTGACATCAGCGGGTGCATGGAGATTTTATGAGAAGAAAATGAAACTTCAAGCAGAGACAGATAAGTCAGATAAGAAAGAGCAGAATCTCTACAGGGATGATCTTAGAGATAGAGTTAAGAAGCTCGAGAAGCTCTTAGAAGAAAGCTCTATAGAGAAAGATGAGATGCGCGATCAGATACTCTCTCTTACCCAGGAGGTTAGCGAACTCAGAATTAAAGTGACGTTCCTTGAGAAAGAGAACGACCGTCTCAAGAACCTCTAAGCTATTTTGATATAGCACCTAAAATTTGTATATTGTTATATAATGTCTTTATGATATGTTGACAGTATTATTAAGCAAATTAAAACAGGCTTGGACCTGGCTTTGGGATCAGACAACAATTGATGAAAAGGCAGAAGAGTTTGTTAAAGAGGTAAAGAAGAAGAGAGCAGCAAAGAAAAATGTCAAGTAAAAAGAATTGGATCAAAGGGGCAATAAAGAAACCTGGTGCCTTAAAAGCTACAGCTAAAAGGCAGGGTGCTTTAAAATCCGATGGTACAATTAAAAAGACTTGGCTTAGAGATAAGGCTAAAGGAAAAGGTGTGACTGCACAACGTGCAAGATTAGCCCTTACTCTATCAAAGATGAAGAAATGAAAAGATGTGTCTTTTGGGTTAGCGGTCTTTTAAAAGATGAGAAGGGTACTCCCTCATCTAAAAGGTTTGTTGGCATCCTGGCAGGCATATCTTTATGTGTAACATTATTCGCTAATCAATTTACAGAGGAGCACATTGCCCCCTCTTCTGTATTGGTTAATGCGGTGGCAGCTTTGGCGTTTGGAGCGTTAGGGCTTGCATCAGTAGATAAAATATGGGGCAAACAAAACCAACAGTAAATGGCTAAAATGCTGAACACCAGCTACATTGAAAAATCTAAAGTACGTAGACCTGGAGTACATGCTAAGACAAAAGTTAGCAAGAGTAAGACAAGTAAGAACTATAGCAAGCGGTATAAAGGACAAGGAAGATGAGCGATTGGAAATTAGAAATATCAACACACTGGCCACATGACAGATTTGCATTTGGCTGGGATTGGATCCGTCCTAGTGATGAGGATCCATACTCAACTTTCACTTTGTATCTAGGTATAGTTACCCTGTCTCTAGACATATATGAATAATTAAAAAAATAAATCATGTCAAATACACTTAAAGGATACGGAAAAGATAGGCAGTCATACACGTGGCACTATGAAATGGAAAAGAGCCAGAAGAATAGTATGGGTGCTGGAACAGTTACTCGCTATACTAGTGCTGATGGTAGTGTTACAGGTAAGTTTCAGTTCCTTGTTACAGATGATGCTGGAGCAACACTAACAAGCTATACTGTCAATGGTGGCACTCAGATTACTGAAGACTGGGTTATTCCTGCTGGAGGGATTTTTGGTCCTTTCCGTTATATCTCACAGTTTGAAGTGTCAGCTGGACAAGTATTAGCATTTACACCTGGTGCATAATCATGTTATATTCTAGAGGATATAATTGGAATAAAATAAGACGTGTAGCCAATGCTATACTAAAGAAGTTGTCATTTGACGGACTACTCAGTGGTGCATGGTTTCACAAGAAAGCACTAACTGATGAAGTTGTAGACGAAACTCCTAACGTAGATGCATCTCGTACTTGGCACAAAGCTCGTGCATTGCAGTTTGATAATGCGGAGAGTGTTGTAGTTTCAAACTTTCAGCTATGTGATAGCGCTTCATCTACATGGAAAGTTGAATTTGAGTTTATTCATACTTATGATGGGAATGGTGGGTATTTATTTGATACTAGATATAGTAACGATGGAGCTCAATCCCCCAGCAATGGTGCATATATTCAATTTATAAATAACACTTTTTCTCTTTCTGGGTCTGGTGGTGGATTTATTACTTCGCAACCACTTACAGTAAATGTAAGATACTATGGTTACTTAGAGTTTAATGGTAGTATCTTAAAATTATTCTATAAAGGGGATGATGGTACTACAGAAACATTAATTGCTGATCCAACACAACAAGCGTCTGGTCAAAACTTCTACATAGGTAGAAGGCATGATAACACCAGTTTATTCAGGCATTTGTTGGGTTGGATGCGTATCACACAAGACAATATTGTCACAGCAGAGTATGCCTTTGAAGAAGGTGAGGGTACTACCTGCTATAACCGTGTGATGAACAACTTCCACGGTACTATCAATAATGCCACTATATCTACATTCCGTGTTGAGGATGTAAGAATCACAAATGGTGATCAAGGTACATTCTTAAATACAGATGGGTACTCTCCTTTGAATTTATTTACTTCCGACTACTCTTCGGGGGGCGTTGCAGAGCCAACTCGCTCTAACTTTACAGTAACAATCAACGAAACAAAAGAGGGAAAGACGGAATGTTTGAAAGCAGTATGGGACGGAACTTCAGCCGCACAACTTTTTAAGTTTAACTTTCTACCAATAGAGCAAGGTGTAACATTTGACATATCCGCTGAATTTTACCTTGAAGGGTTTACAGGTGTTAGAATGGGGGCGAATGGTAATTTCGGTAGCTTAAACTCTACCACTAACGATTGGGAAACATACTCACAAACGATTACCGTAAACAATACAAATGATGATTTGGTCATTTCCCTTAACGGGGGAGCAAGTGGCTCAACCATTTGGCTCAAAAACATTGTAGTTACCCAACCAAACATCTATGTACCAAGACTTAAGGACAACACTACAGATGTACTTGGTAACCCACTAACCTACAAAGGACAGGTAGCACAACCTCTTAGTCTGGTTAATAGTAATGGAGGAAGTTATCTTAGTGCAGGTGAATATTTAAATATAAGTTCAAATGTTGATGTAAACAGCTTTACTCAGGTATTTTTAGCAAAACTTGATCCCTCTCTTAAAGCATTTGATGACTTTAGATCTATTTACGGATTAAGTTCAGCATCTATTTACTATCTACAATCTGATCAGGTTTATTTCAGAGCTAATGGTCAAACTACACCAGCAACTATTTGGTCTGGAGGTTCTTTTGCAGATGAGGATTTTACAGGTTGGCAAACAATGTTCATAACAAGAAACTTTGATACTGGTGAAATCACTGCTCATATAAACGGTAAAACTAAAAACGTATTCGAGACTGATAGCTTAGGAGAAGTTTATAGTGTTGGTTCTTTTGGTCAATCTAACAATCAATTTTTCGCAGGAGAAATAGCTTATAGTGCTTTGTATAATAGAGTACTTACTGCTCAAGAGATTGCTAATTGGGATCCTTATAATGCTCCACAACAAGGTCTTGAATTATTTCATGCATATACTGTAGGTAGTGGGTCCACAGTCTTTGACGTATCTGGTAATAACAATCATGGTACAATAACCAACGCTACTCTATCTAACTTCTGGATCAAGCAAGATCAGTTCCATTGGAATCTTAAGAAAGGGTTTAGTGAAGTATATTCTTTTGACGGTGTAGATGATAATATCACACTAGATACTCCTTTAGCTTTTACAGGAGATTTCTTTATTGATTTTGATGTATTTACTCTAAGCAATGAATTTTACATTGCTTCTAGTGGTGGAGAATACCTAAGATTTACAGGAGGGTCTCTACTTTTTAGAGTAGACAGTAATCTATATACAATAACTACCGGTATAACTACTAATACTAGATATATAGGAAGGCTTCAAAGAATAAGCGGTGTAATAACTTGTACTCTTAATGGAGTTAACCACCCTGTTGTAACAACCAATACAACTGTAGATTTTTCTTTTTTTGGTTCTAACGGTCTTAGTTCTGGCTATACTCAAGGTATTACAAATTATATTAATGTCAACAATGAATATATAGCTACAGGTATTAATTTTCCTAATGCTACAATTAATGGTGGCTTACAATCTGTTAAAGTACCTTACACAATAAATGGTAATTATACTAACCCTGCTGGCAAATGGCACAACGATGCTGAGACAGAGATAAACTTCCCCCACACTGCAAAACTGCACATGATCAATGAGCAGTTTGACTACAAGCCATTCTTCTATAAGAATGCTCAGTTAGAGGATGCAACTGCTGCATACTCTATGCGTAAGGTTATTGGAGACTATGAAGGACCACTAGTCAATGTAATTAGAAGTAGTGATCTACAAGCAAGGGATTTTTACCCAGATAGTAGAGGAGACTTAGATACTACAGCAATTACAAACTTTGTAAATGAATCAGGTCCAGTTCTTGATGACTATGCAGGAGCAGCAGCCGCTTATTCTTTAAGAAAGCTAAGGACAGCCTATACAGGTAGTGCTATTGAGGTAAGACGTTCTTCTAATGGAGATACACAAGACATTGGCTTCGACTCAAACGGAGATTTGGACACTACGGCTCTCCTTGATTTTGTGAATGCGGATGTGGTTCTTTCTCAAAGTGATTTTAGCAGCGGAGGGAGTGATTTTGCTTATTTAAACGGATACACTCAACAAAGAGGCTTGACATTTGCGAGCAGAAGCAATGTTACAAAACTGACTGTTAGTAATTCGGGAAACACGACTTTTGGTCCGATATTAAACCAACTGCCCGTTGGTGTAGGTATTAAATTAAATTTTAGTTTTTATATACCTTCAACAAATGACGCAGCAAATCAATTCCAACAATTTAACAGTAACACATATCTCCCTTACAGTAGTTCACTTACTGACCAATGGGTAGATGTGGAAATCAGAGGAACATCAAACAGCGACGATGTTTTTTTCAGGTTACGAGATGACGGAGATATTAATTTACCCGTGGAAGCTATTGGTGACGTTGTGTATATGAGCAATGTGACAGTCACCCAAACATATGACAATATTGATGAGGATTTCAGCTCTGATTTGGGATGGACTTTTTTCAATGGAACTTCTAATATCAGTGGAGGCACTTTAAACTTTAACACATCGACAAACGATTATGCTTTTTGTAGCTATGGAGCGATTCCAAATCAAGTTGTAGACATTGAGTTTACTATTAGCAATTATGTCAGCGGAGGAATCTTTATGATAAACTTCGGTGGAGGGTACTCCTCACCAACTTATTCAGCAAATCAAACCGTAACACTGACCAATGTAGTAATTAGCAGCAACGGAAATCAAAATTGGGGATTTAGAGCATTCGGCAGTTTCGTAGGAAGCATTGACAACTTTAAAGTGACCGTAAAAAACGCAGAGGGAGCAGTTACAACTTGGTACGACCAAACTCAGAATGACCCTTTGCTGCAAAATAACGCCACACAATCTGACCCAGCTGAGATGCCGCTTGTAGTGAGTGCGGGGACAGTGGTAACTGAAACAAATGGGTTGCCTGCTATTTCGTGGGAGTCTAATAATTTGGCTTTGCTACGCATTCCGTGGAACGCCACATCTTCTCAAAGTTGGTTTGGAGTATTCAATCCTTTGAATGACTCTTACATTGCAATTAGCGAAATACCTGCGGGGGGAAGAAGAGATTGGGTAGTTCAGAGTGGAAGTACATCTACATCGTTGAATGGATTTAATAATCAACAAGGGACATTATTTATCAATAGTGAGGAGCAAAGTCCTACAACAAGAGATGACTTGCACACTGCATTTTCAACCCAAGGAAATGTATTAGCGTCAACAATAGACCTTGATAATAGTACTTGGAATGACGGCTCAGATTGGTATTTCTTTGGCAATGGCGGTGGTGTAGGCAATTTGTTTAACTATTCGGGAAGAGTACAAGAGTGGATAGTGTTTGAATCCGACCAAAGCACCAACCGCACGGGCATCGAGGGGAACATCGGGCGTTACTACAACATTGATGGGTTTACTGATGGACGTGTAGCAACATGGTATGATCAAGCTAATGCAAATCATGCTACACAATCAACACCAGATGAACAACCTCTTATTGTTTCAGATGGAGCATTAGTGTTAGAGAACAGCAAACCTGCTATTGACTTTGATGGAGTGGATGATTATTTTGACACTAACCTTGGAACACTTACAGAGTTATCTGTATTTATGTTGTTCAGGAAAACTAATACTGGAAGTAATGGAATTTTTGGTGGCACAGGAACTCGCTCCTTAGGTTATGTTCGAGAGAATTTGAGGCACAGAGTGTTTTATGTCAATACGACAGCAGAAAACATTACCGATTCAAGAACAACACCATTTACGGAATTAGTGAGCTTCTTCCGTAGTGAAACTGCAACTACTATAGATTTGTTCAGAGATGGTTCAAATAAAGCATCACTTACTTCTCTTGGAAGTACATTACAAAATCCAACTAATTTAATTGGAAAACTTGGAGGGCTTAATCCTTATCACTTTGAAGGTTTAATCCAAGAGCTAATTTTCTTTGACTCCGCTGACCAATCAGAAAACCGCCAAGACATTGAGAAGAACATAGCAGACTACTATGAAATTACACTCTCTGGTAACTCTGGTGTAGAGTCTTGGGTAAAGAACGTATCCTTTGCAGATATGTATCAAATCTGGTTTGACTATGAATACCTGCACAGACTGTTTGCAAACTTTGAGATTCCAAACCAGGTAAATAAGATTCTTGCTTATAGTGATGAGCTTACTGCAGATCAAAGACAACAAGTGTATGACTACCTGCAAAAGAACTATCACCCAATCTACACAGCATTCTCAAATAGAGTATTGGCAGATGGTGGTACTGTCGAAAACCTTTCATGTGGTACAACTAAAGTTGAATATTTACTTAATAATCCTTAATATATGAGCTTTTTTAAAACCGCATCTTTAGTTTTAGTATCTGATTTCGCTGCTTCCTCCGCTAGTGCTGTTGGTGGAACTAATACAGGTAAAGTTTATAGTATTAAACCCACAGACGGAAGTGGTGACTTTACTTTTGAAAGAGGATCCGATATTACAGCTACCCGTGTAAACTCTAGTGGATTAATTGAGAAAGGTAGAGAAAACTTAACACCTTACTCTAATGATTTCTCAAATACTTCAACTTGGATCCAGTTAGCATCAACAAGAACAGGTGGTCAAGCTGGGTATGATGGTTCTAATGATGCTTGGGAAATAGTAAGACCAGCTACAGGTACTGTAATTTTAACTAACTCAGAAGCAACTTCTGGGGTTATTACTTTTTCACTTTATGTTAAGGTAAACGCTGACAATGGAATTG